TTTTTTAAAGATGTTGAAAATATTTTTTTTTTTCAAAATTAAAAAAAATTACCGGTGGATGAAAAATTTTAATAAAATTAAAAAAAAAAAAAAAAAGAAACCCTCAATTAAGAGGGTTTCTTTTTTTTTTAATTACTCTTCATCGTTATCGATAATTTCTAAATCCTGCTCATCTTTATGAACATACAATTTAGAAAAATCTACACTATTATAAATCTGATTTAGTTCTTTATACTCAAAAACTAAGTTCTTATTTAAGGTAAACGTACCATCTTCTTTTAATCTACCAATCCACCAAGATGTTACATGTTCACCAGTTTCTGCATCTTTAATAGCAAAACATAATTTGTTAAAATTCTTTGAATCGGACTTTGAATCAAGATACAGACCTACATGAGACATAAAATCCTTATACTCAGGTTTTCTTGCTTTAAGATTCTTGATTCTAAATCCTTTAAAGAACTCATGATTGATAGTACCATTAGGGTAAATGGGACTAAACTTATCTCTAAAGATTTCCTTGTTTCTTAAAACAAAATCAGCCTGTTCAGGAGTATAATCATCAGAAGGCTTCATCATTTTAATAGACTCTAGAATAATTGCATCAGTTAACAAATTCTTACAACCACTATAAATGTTCGTTAATACATCTGATGCTCTCTTTAAATTCTCAATTCTGCTTTCGTACTTCATTTTACTAATTATCCTTTCGTTTATAAAAATTTTATAAAATGGGTATCCTTTGGTAGATAAGGATACCCATTCTACATTACTTAGTTAAAGTATACCTTTTCGTAACTAGTTTTGACAACCAAAGTATTGTCATCCTTAGTATAAATATACTTGTCCTTATCAACTACCAATTCTTCCCACCAAGAACTAGTGAGAACCTTAGCAATCTTAATCGTATTCAATTCAATACGATTCTCAATCAACTTACTCTTAATACTCTTCAACAGAGATTCAAGTTCACGCTTTTCTTCTTTAGAACCTTTAATAAAATCCTGAAGAACAATCTTTTCCACATATTCATGGTAATTATGAATCTCGGAACACACAAAATTTGATGCTTTATTCTTAGCTAGATTGGTATTGTAAGTCTCTAGACCCTTCTGAATAGAAGGAATGGAAGCACTACCCTTAAGCTGGAATTCGAGTTCTCTAGCTTCATAGTAGTCATTCTCATTCTTTTCAGTTACCTTACGATTAACACCACCGTAGGTTAAGAACTCATTCAGACCATGTTCCTTTAGAACTTCAACCTGTTCTTCAGTATATGCAGTAGTACCATCAGGTTCAGACATATACTCTTTGAAGGGATGAATACCAATCAGATAGTTAACAACCTTTTGCTGAACTTCCAGCTTAGTATTTTCAATAACAGTATCCATTACCTTATCAATACCAGAATCCTTTAGATACAGACGATTGATAATGGGAAGAACAGTTAGATCGATATCAAAGATGTTCTCACTATGTCTATCAGTAGAAGTCAAGAAACACATAGCATCAGTACCAATTAGATCATTCTGAATGCCAACTAGAGTATCACGAGTTTCATCACTCAGCTTTACTCTAATAGTATCCATATTTAGATGACCATCTTTTACGATAGTATGAGTCTGGAACTGCTTAGAATCAATTACTTCAGGTAGACCGACCTTCTTAGCACTCTTAGGATTGAGAGTTACAACGCCATCTCTGGTGAACTTGATAGAGATATTGAGCATGGTCTTGTTGAAAACTAGATTGTCATTGAAAGGTGCAAGAATCTCATAATCTCTCTTAGGCTCAAACAGATTGAAAGTATCAACTACCTGTAGACCAATTCTCTTGTAGGAACTAATGGAAGGAATGTAGTAGTTGCCTTCATTGGATAGAATCTTTAGAAGATCCATAACGCAGAAAGCATCATCAGCAGGAACATAATTCTCAGGTGCTTCACCAGACTTCATTCTTTCCTTATTGACGAAGATAGCCTTGTTCAGAGACTTAGTGAACTTACTAGTTTCATCAATGGTAAATGCTTTCAGCTGCTCATCAATGAAGTACTTATCCTTAACATCCTTTAGAACGTCTAGACATACTTCTCTATTACCGCTATAGTAGTTCTCATGAGCATAAGCATACAATAGATTCAGAACAGTAGTATCAAGGATTTTACCATTCTTCATAGTTCTATACTCTACAGGATTGTCATTGATAGTAATAGTTGTAATAGCATTCTCAGGTAGAATTACCAAGAACTGATTCTTACGCTTTTCAATGGAAGACAATTCCATATTGTTCTTCATCAACTTAGCAGACTTGCTATTCAGATATAGAATCTCGCAATCAGGTGCTTTGATTTCTACATGTTCGACAACCATATCCTTAACTCTTTCATAGTTGTGAGTAAAGATTTCAGAGTATTCCTTGATGTTAGAGGAGTGTTCGTATTTACCAAACTCAGAACCTTCTGCTAGAGTAGTTAAGAACTTCTTGTCATAATAGTAACCATAACCTAAAGTGTTTAGAGCCATGATATCCTTGCTGAAAGAATGTGCAATATCACAAGTCTTGTTATAATCCTTTTCAGGAGAAATATAACAGCAAGAACAACCATCAGTGAATAGAGTTACATTGTAGTAGGGGCATAGAGGCTTCATTTCATCAATGATGGACTTTACAAGTGCCATAGGTTCATGAAAACAAGTACATCCAACACAATGCTTGATAGAATCGATTAGTTTGTCTACACCCTCAAAATCGTCATTCTCAGTCTTTCTATAACCTTTAATGACAATACCATTCTGACCTTCAGAAGAGAACCATACTACAGAAATGTAGTCACCTACAGGAATAGCTCTGAAAGTCTTCTTTACATCTTCCATTAGAGCTACAATACTTCCAGACATAGAGTAGGATCTGTCTAAAATGTGAATATGATGCATTCTATCAATGGTTTTGCTTTCCTTCTCATTCTCAGGGCTATAGTTGATGAGAAGAACGTCACGGGGTTTGCCTGCGATTTTGATTGTGGACTTCTTGTAAGTTGACATGATGTTTTACTCCTTTTCTGTTATTAGTAGTTTTCAAATAGATATTCGTACATTTTATGTGCTAATGCTTCACAGATTCTTTGCTTATCTGTATTTTTAATTGCTTCATCAAATTTCTCTACAGATATATCCCAAACTCTACTATCAATAGCTTCTCTGATATATCTTTCGATAATTTGATCATTGAAAATATACTTATTTTCTTTAAAGTATTTGTCTACATAACTAGTAACTCTTGAAACTACTGTTTTCTTAATTAGTTCTTGAATTTCCTCTTCATTGAGTTGTATATTCATGTTCTAATCACCTTTCAAGTAAAAATATCTCCCTCTTCAGAATATGCTAGATGAAATCTAGTATCATCGATATCTGGTAGACGATTGTCACTAGTCATACCAGGTAGAACTACAATACCACCAAACATTCCATCTTCAGTATGGAAGTGTATCTCATTTTCTTCATCAATTAACTCTTCTTCAAGTACTACTAATTTTAAACCAGTAACATTATTCACATCTTCAATGAACTTCAAAACGTCTTTTTCATTATTTGCAGTTTCTTCAGTCATGATAGTATAGAAGCCACCTGCATTTACAAATGAATTATGCACATGATAACCAGCTTCTTCTATGACTTTCTGTAAGGTTTCCTTTGGATCTGCAATATTCAGATCAAATTCGAATTTCTTGTTAAGCATAATTGTAATATCCTCCTTCTGTGTTATACCACTTAAAACAATAACCTGAAATGTAATTAGGAAAGTTATTAAATGTTTCTGATGGTGGTATTTTATATCTATCAAGTATTTGACAGAATTCATAATCGGTATATAGTCCATATTCTTTATGTGTATAACAAATACAAACTACATTCAAATTATAAAGACTATAAAAACCTACTGATTTACTGGTAACACATTTAAATCCTAAATCATCTAATAATTCTACTATAGAATGTTTATCAAAACAAGTTTCAAATCTAATTGCTATTACTTGATCATTTCTATATGAAAATGACTTAAATACTGATGTATTTAAGTCAAATTCAAATCTTTTTCTAATTTTTTCTTTTGTCATTTTTCTGCCACCGTAAAGTTCCAAGCATCACCTAATTCATAGTATAGGTCATATTTATTAAATATATTTGAAAATTCTTTAAGAAGTTTGCGACTACACATTCTATAACCATTTAGAGTATGATACAATGGACCTTCAAAGGACATAGACAGAATATGAGGATCAGCTACCCATTCAAAATATGTTTTAGGATTTCTATCTTCATATTCGTATAGATTTTCTCCAATTTTCTTACCTTCTACACCTTTCCAATCACTCCAAGATGCCCATGCTTTACCATTAAAATAAATACAATTATCACCCCAGACTTCTCTTTTTATACACCAGTTATAGATTTCTTTTGCTAACTGTTCTACTTTGACTTTATCCATCTTTCAACCCTACTTTCTATAAGTTTTAGTACTGGAAATCTAGCATAATCCAGTATGTATTCAGGTACTATATTTACATCATTACGATTTGGAAACCAGTGAAATGAGTAAAAACATTTATGGTATGTTTTGTCATTAGTGCATACACATATACCTTCTGGTTCATTGTATATCTTAATTTTTTCTTTAGAATGTGTATAACCCATTTCTTCTAATACTGTTATAATTTTCTTATAATTGTGATCAAAATAACGATAGAAAAAGTATTTTGTATTAGGTTTACTTATAGAAATTATAGATTCATGAAAGAATCCCATTTCTAAATCGAATTGAAATCTTTTTACTATTTTTTGGTTATTTTCCTTTATAGCTTTTAACTCTTCGATAAATTTCATATAGAACTATCCTTCTTAGAAAAACGTTTTATAATCTAGTATATAATCAGGTATCTTATTATAACTAACCATATCATCATAACTAAAATAATAGTATGCAAATTTAAACTCTTTAGTTTCTGGATATATAACTAATCCAACTGGTGGTGATGGTAAATAAGGAAATAGATTAATATAGTTATGTCTATATTTTAGCTTTTCTAATATTTTGATAAGCATTTTTTTATCTTTACGATTTTTGCGACTATTAAATTTGAATCTATATTCTTTGGGAGTAGTAAAAAAGTCAGATATTCCGTATGAATTATCTCTAAATAATTCCATTTCTAAATCAAATTGGAATCTTTTTACTATCTTCTGATTATTCACTTTTATAGCTTTTAACTCTTTTATAATCTTCATTTCATCAACCAACTCACTATTCTATCCCATAATGTTAGTTTGTATTCTAAAACATAATCTGGAATTTCATTAATCTTAGAACTTGCAAAATCTTTAAATAGTTCAGGTTGTTTCTCTTTAATCTGCATAAATTTAGCTAGATGATAATTCATATCTTCAAAAACATTACTGTATTTTGAATCAATTATTCTAGATGGAGAACCTTCATGAACGTATAACCATGCTCTTTTAGAAGTGGTATTAATTGAAATACCAATAGGTACTTGACTGATATCGTAAAAATCTGTAATTAAATATCCTAATTTTCTTAGGATATTTTTAAAAGCTTTTAGTTTTAGGTAATCTCTGTCTTTATGGAATTTAAAACTATACACTCTAGAACCTAATACATTCATTGAATTTAATCGACCAACATTTAAATCAAAATCGAATCTTTTTATAATAGTGTCATTCTTTTTCTTTTGATCTTTGATTTTCATCAGAAGTACATCCACCATTCTTTTAGTTTTTGATGTAATGGTAATTTGTAATTAACAATGTAATCTGGTAACTTATAGGTCTTAACATTTCTTTCATTTAGAACATATACGTTATAAGGAATACTATTAGATTTGACTAACAAGCCAGGATTACTATTATAGATTTTAGAACACTCATAACTTAACTCATACATATTGAAGTTTGTACTATTAGTAACTATTTTCCTACAACTACTACCATATGCATAAAACCAAAATTCTTTAGTATTTTGATTTATAGAAATTCCTTCAAAATTTCTTCTTAAATTATATCTGTATTTTTCAATATCATATTCTGTACGATAACCTAATTTTTTGAATACTTTGATAAAGAAGTATTCAGAGTTATAATGGCATGATTCATCAAACTCAAAACAATAGATGTCGTCATTTATTACTCTTGTAGGTTGAAATAAGATTCCTAAATCAAACTGAAATCTATCTTTAATAGTTGTCTTCTTCCGCATACAACTCACTCGCCTTTTTAGGTTCATTGATATTAGTAAAGTAGTCAAATAAGAATTCTTTCTGAGCTTTAGTTAGTCTTTTTATCTCATTCTTTGTAATAGATGGAATTCCTAAACCTGGACTATGAATTAGTACCCACCCCTTTTCAGTTAGGAAATCTGCACCACATTCAAATCCAGTTAAATAGTCTTTATCCTTATAATATGCTTCAAACTCTTCTTTATAACGTGATAAATCAATAAGTTCAGAATCATGGCTACTCATATATCGTTCAGGATCTCTAAGCATAATACAAGAATAAGGCCAACATTGATGATCTCCCCATTCTACTTTATAAAATTTGCCACTAGGGTCTAGCCAACCATATTCTGGTTTTACTTTAGTTGCTTTTAGATAAGAATCTAAAATAGGTTCACTAGTATTAAACTCTGTATTTTTCATAGATGGAGATTTGGCATAATTATACATACACTCAATACTTTCTAGAATGTCTGAAACATAATTGTCTTTTATACTACTTGTATCTAATTCACCATTTTCTCTCCAATCCAATAAACAGTCAATGAGATCACTATAAATTCTATTAGTCTTAGCAGATTCTTCCTTGATCTTCTTATTTTCCTGTGTTACCTTAGAATACTGAGTGAAGATGTTATCGTTATTCAAATCATCAGTTAGATATACTAGTTCAAATGTACCGTCTCCACTATTACCTCTAAACTCAGCATTGCCCATTAGAATGTTTTGAACATGAATTTTCAGTTTACCTAATGATTCATCACTACCTTGCATACAAGAAAGTAATAATTCCTCTACAGTCTCATAAGGTTTATGCTCTATGAAAAACCATTCTTTGGCAATTCTAGTTATGAAACTACCTTCTATACTGAATTGTAATTTCTTAGTCTCCAACGCTATCATCCTTTACTTTTAGATTGATTTCATTGATTTTCTTTATAGTTTCATTGTGCTTCTTAAGGTTATTAGTACATTGAAAAATGAGTATTCTATCAGTTACTTGATTGACAGTTATACCATCCCAGTAGATTTTTTGTCCACATTCATGGCAATACTTTTCTCTTTCCTCATAGTAATGAAATACTGTACCACATTGAGGACACTTAAATATGACTTTTCTCATATCTTCCCTACCCCATGCATTGATTCTATCTGCAATGGGTAGTAAACCTTTTTCATTCATAGTTAAACAAATCCTTTCCTTCTTTTCTTACTATAGAGTATCCTTCTAATAAGTATTTAGGAATTTCGTTTACATAGTCTTGCATAAAGAACAATACTTCATCTGTTGTATAAAATGTTTTAAGATTGTGATTTACAATTACACCAGTTAAAGTATAATTAGAAATACTACCTGTTGAACATTTAAGTCTTCTATAGCCTAAATCGTCTAAAGCACGAGTTAGTATTAAGTAGTCTGGAAAATAGTTTTGATGATTTTCATCTAGAAAGAATATAGTCGAATGTGGTCTATCTGGATCATAAGGTTTAAATACTCCTATTTCTAAGTCGAATTGAAATCTTTTTAGAATTTCATCATTCTTTTTCATTTTTAAACTATCCTCATTAATTCATATAGGTAATCTGGAATTACATTATTTCTAGATGACTGTTCGCTAATTCCGTCTTCAGCAAACATCCAATACGACTTGTTTTCTAAAAGTATAGAAATTCCATATCGATTATCTAATTCACAAATATCCGTTCTTTCAAAACCAATCTTGTTAAGTGTATCAGCCAAAAGATATATGTCTCTTTTACTATTAGAATCCATTGTAAAAGGACATATTAGTTTTCCCTTACTTTCATGTAGTTTATAAGTAATAGTTACAAATCTACCTACATTTATATCAAAACTAAATCGTTTCATAATTTCTTCAATTCTGTCCATTTAAATCCTCCATATATTCATACAGATAGTCTGGAATCTCATTATCATCGTAACTATCATCACCATCATCTAATGTATAAAACCAGTATGTTTTATTTGTTAGATTTATAGAAATACCATCTGCGTTCTTATAAGTAAAATATGTATTATAGTTCCTTTCGAAACCTAGTTTTTTAAAAATTTTCATTAAAAATTCTAGATCTTCTTTATTGTCATTTTCAAAAGGACAGATTGTATCACCATCTGTATTACTAATATGTCTAAGTCTTCCAGTCATTACATCAAATTCGAATCTTTTTAGAATTTCTTCATTGTTTTTCATTACCTAATCTCTCCATGTATTCATATAGATATATTGGAAGTTCATTATCAGTATATTTTTCTCCACTAAAACATTCTTGATAGTAACTGTATGTCTTTTTAGTTATATTGATATTCACACCATCTATTGTCATAGGAACATTCCAGATATTAGTATTTTTAAATCCTAGATTACTAAAAATCTCAGCTATAAAAATTACATCCTCACTATTATCTCTTTCAAAAGGACAAATTATGAATCCAAATGCAGAAGTATATGATCTAAGTCTTCCAGTCATTACATCGAATTCGAATCTTTTTAAAATTTCATCTCTAGTCATGTCATTCCCTCTTTGAAATACTCTGGTAGTTCATTATCAAAGTCAGAAAATTCTTCTGATTCATCATCCTGTTCAAAGAACCAATATTCCATATCTTCTTTACTTACTGAAACTCCATCATAGTCATCAAATGAATACAAACTACAATAATGATCTTTCTTAAAACCTAGTATTTCTAAAATAGCTATAAAGAATTTTCTTGTAGGTGGATTACCGACTATAAAAGCACAAGTATCTTCATCTGGAATATTTTTAAATCTACCCATTTCTAGGTCAAATTTGAATCTCTTAGCTATTTCTTCATTCGTCATATAGTTTCCATTCCTTTAAATAGTCCGGTATTTTAATGCAATACTTATCAATATCAGGATTCAGTTCTTGCCAAGTCCAAAAATTCTCAGCACTTTTATCAATTGATATACCATCAGCAAACCTAGCTTTTAGTAAATCTTGAGGGATATAGTAATCTAATTTCCTAAGAATACTTTTAAAAACCTTAAATTCTCGTTCTCTATCATTTAATACTTCACTGAATTTGAATATACTTAGATGAGAGTTTAAACTAGAACTGAAAAGACCCATTTCTAAATCGAATTGGAATCTTTTTAGAATTTCTTCATTCGTCATTATGTTACCTTTCTTGATACTGGTAATCCAATAGATACTCTGGATAGCTATTATGTACAAGTTTTCTACCTGCTGAATATGTAGTATATGAGTTAGATAATCTAAAATTTTTCTTGTTTGTATTTATAATTATTTCTGCTATATTCATAAAATTACGAGGAGTACTGTGATCTTCATATCCTAGTTTCTTTAAAGCCATCATTAACTTTAGAGTTTTATCACTGATAGAATGATCAAACTGTTTGTAGTGATTCTCATCAACGATATCAATTATACATAATATATTGAAGTTAGATTTAAATAATCCTAAATCTAGATCGAATTGGAATCTTTTTAGAATTTCTTCATTTGTCATTATAATTCTCCCTAACATATTCAGTTATATAAATTGGAATGTTATTTGTAGGATAAGTATCATTTGGATACAAGTAACTATACAGTTTATATCTTAAATCTACTATAAGTCCTGCAATAATTTTTGAAGTAGCAAAGAATTGATTAGCTGGATACGATCTATATCCTAATATAGTTAGGATTTCTGCAAGAACATGAATTTCTAATTTATTGAAGGTTGAAAATGAACATAATGCATCACCATGACTCGTTATAAATAGATGCATATCCATATCAAATTGAAATCTTTTTATTATCTTTTCATCAATAGTAATATAAGATTGATCCATCAACTCTCAACGGCTCCTTTTTCTCAACAGTATATCCACAATCACTATATTCTATGTCGTACCTTGATAGCATATACTCAATAGCTGGTTTAAAGTATTCTGGTATTTCATTTTTATCCTCTAATGTAAAGAAGCTTAATCCATCAACAACCATAAAATCATTGTTTAATCTATCAATTGCTATACCTTCTGGATGTGGAATTTCTATAAATGTCGAATTTTTATAATTCATACAACTTTCTAAGAGTTCTATAAAGAACACTATTTCATAAGGTTTATCAGTTCTAAAAATTACTAAATTCTGATCGCCATTTTTAGAAGGATTAAATCTACCCATTTCTAGATCGAATTTGAATTTCTTAACTATATCTAAATTGTAAACTTCATTCATTTTAATTCCACCTTTATTCCTTGGAGATATGAAGGTATTCCATTTGTTAATGATATTGTATATTCACTTAAATGCGTAATAAAACTATATCGTTTTCTATCAATATCCATTAGAATTAGTAATGGAAAATTATCTGTAAGGAAAAAATGTTTTATATCACTACAAAATATAGTATCATATCTAATGTAGTTCAAAATATAAGTAACTAATAGAAATTCATCTCTATTACATACTCTGATAACACCAAAGTTATACAAATCAGTCCTTATATAATCATTTTTAAATATACCCATTTCTAAATCAAATTGAAATCTTTTAACGATATCATAGCTAACTTCCATTTTCTAAATACTCCTTTATGTAATCAGGAATTTCATTACATATTTTATAATCATCTTCATTAACATATACTGTAAGCAGTGTATTATCAGTTGTATCTATAAGTATACTATTTGAACATCCAAATCTATTTTTTGGATTAACATACCAACTAAAGCCAATTGAAATGAGTAAATTAGAAAAAGCTTTTAAGTCATTCAAGTTTCCTTTAAATGTATAAGCATTGTTAACATATTCATTAAATCTACCCATTCCTAGATCGAATTTAAATTTTTTAATAGGATTTGATATGATATCACTTGGCATTAGCAGCATACTCCTTTATATAGTCAGGTACTTTGGTAACACTTGAATTTGTATCCTTTACATAACATAGTGTGTATAGTTTAGAGTTACCTTCAATTAATACTGCATTATACACGATTAACAAATTTTCTTCTTTAGCAACTTCAAATGATACTGAATATTTATGTACATGAAAACCTAAAGTATCCAATATTTCAAACAGAACTTTACTTTCATTTGGATGATCATAAAGTAATAGACAATATGACGATTTACCGAATCTACCCATTTCTAGATCAAATTTAAATCGTTTAACGATGTTTTCATAAGTCTCCATTTTTCATATACTCCTCTACATAATCAGGAATTTCATTGACATCATTATGCTCTCCACAAATAATTATAGTTTCTGGATCAAGGTACTGATAGATTTTACCTGTTATTTTATCTTCGTATACAATTATATATGGTACAAAGTCTATATGATTCATCATATATCCACCAAATATAAATCCACAATTATTTAAAAATCTTTTAAAATTTTTTAATTCCTTGTAAGTCAAAATCCGAAATATATATTTTTTAGTTCTAGGTTCATACCAATAATGTGATACACTTTTAAAAATACCCATTTCTAAATCAAATTTGAATCGTTTAACAATATCCTGATTGATTTCCATAGTATTAAAACCTCCTATTCCTTATAAAAAGAATATATAGATAAAACCATTTTTAACAGTTTAAAAATAAAAATTCATAATAACAAATAATTGCAAAGAGTTATCTATGATACTAGCTAATAGTTACTTTTTATTTTATTTATAATTTTTCGCCTCACCCCCCCTTATATTTTATTCTTATTATTTCTGGAGGTTTCTTATCATGGATTTAATGACAACTCTTAATTGGTTAATGGACTGGGATCAACCATCTTATAAATTTAATCGTTCAGTTTTAGATTCTAGACCTTACCAAATTAGAAAAAAAGAAAATAGTGTTATTATCACTCACAACTGCCTTGGTATTCCTGAAGAGAATATTGATATTTCTATTCAGACCGAAAACCATCGCTCCTATTTGGTAATTCAAGGTAGCTATACTGATGAGGATACTAATAACAATTATTCTGTGAATTCTCGTTTCACTGTTGATGAAACACAGATAAGTGATATCGAATGGGCAGCTAAGAACGGTATCCTTACTGTTGAAGTTAAGTTCAAAAAACCTGAAACAAAGAAGATTCCTATCAATAAAAAGAAGTAATTTTTCATTTTTACAAATGCTAGTTAATAAAAAAAAGAGAAGTACCTTATTATAGGTACTTCTCTTTAAGTTTTTATAGTATATGCCAATGAATATGGTTTTCTCTTAACATATAGTCATAATCATAATTATAATTACATCTATTACTAGGTCTAGTACCATTATACTGTTTATATTTAACAAAGTATCTTTTCCATTCGCTAAAAGCGTTTACTGCAGTTTCAGGTAGTTCATTAATATGATCTTTAAAGAAATCTAATGGTAACTCTAAACCATTTATATGTCTTGCAATTCGATAAGTGTTATAGTTTATAACATCTTTCCAATTTATAGAATTTTTATATTTCAGTAAAAATTCTTCATTCAATATCAACTTTAATCTCTTTTTCATGAATGAGTCATTTGGAAAGTGTACATTCAATATACTAGTAAACGCATACACGTTAATGTAATCCTTATACGTTTCAAAATTCCTAGGTTCATTTAATACATTTGCTTTAAGTGATACTGTATTCCAATCTAACTTTTCTTTATACTGTTCTATTGTCTTAATATTAATATCAGCATTTGATGATAATGATAAAATTAAACTCTCTTTATTTTCTTTACCATTTAAAATATACTCTCTAGTTTCACTAGGTAGATTTTTTAGTTTTACAATTGCAGTATAATAAGGTTTTAATTCATCTTTGAAGTTCTTGAGAAATTCTATACTAAATCTAGAACCGCTACTTTCATAGACAAAAGTACCCCAATTGATGTAGTCTCTATTCTTATCTAAAAACTCGGTATGCATACTTGGATGTACATTTATCTTTGGAATTACTCCAGATATATTTTCCCAGAACTCATCAATGAACTCATTACTTAAAGTTTTACGTTCTATAATGTTATGCCAACCTAACTTATCTTTATACTTTCTAACAAGTTCTAGATCATCAGTTCTAATACGTCTAGTAAGTTCATACTTATTATCACCATATTTTAACAGTATATCAAACTCTTTTTGTTTAGCAGTTTTCTTTTTAGTTCCCATAATTTTTCTTCCTCACTTTGATTAAAATTGCCATATATACTTTTCAGCTAGTTTTACATGTTTGAAAATGTCGTCTTTATGGTTATTAAATTCTTCGATTGCCTTATCAATTTCTTCTTTAGGTAAGATATCTCTATACTTTTTGAAGAAGCTATTAGATACTATATCAACTTTAGTATCATCTCTAGCTACTACATCTATTGATTGAAAAGTATACCAGTTGATTGTCTGACTCCAATCTAGCATATCCCTATATTCTAATAGGAAATCTTCTTTTAAGACAATATTAATACGTTTTAGTATACTAGAATATTGTATACTGTAATTATCAAACATATCATGTAATTTTGTAAATTCAGAAATGTTAATTCTATCTTTGTACTTTTCAAAATTTTTTCTATTACATAACTCATTAGAACTATAAGACAGTAAATCCCAATCTAAAACATCCTTGTATCTATCAATATAGTTCATACTGACAGTTGGTAGATTTGATAGAGTCCTAATTGCATTTATATGCTTCTTCTCTAATAGTATATAGTCCATTGTTTCTTGAGGTATATTCTTTACATGATCCATTCCACGATAGATAAAACTACCAAGATAGTCATCTAATTTGTCTTCAAACTTTTTATAAAAGTCTAAAGTAAATCGAAATGGACTTATAGTAGTAACGATATCATACCATCTAATGACGTCTTTACAAGCTTCTAATATGTCAATTTTCATATTAAAAGTATGGTCAGTTATATTCATATAGGTCTTTATATCTTCCCAAAACTCTTCAATTATTTCATTAGTTAGTTTCCTATTAGCTAAAGTTAACCAGTCTATTTTATCTCTATTATTTCTGATTATATCGATATCCGTTATTTTTATTTTCTGAGTAAATTCATGTTTGTTACCATTGTAATTCAATACCATATCGAATTCTCTTTGTTTTGGTGTTTTTGATCTAGTCATAACTATATCTAACTAAACTCCTTTCATTTATGTTTTTACTAAGTTTAGAATATATATCTCTATAGAACTTTAACTTTTTAATGTCTTATATATCCAAAAACAAAGTATTAATGTCTATAAAATGAAAGGAGGAAATCCAAAAATATGCCGAGAGTATTAACTGATCAAGAAAAGAAATACCTTCTATCATTAAAAAAAGAGGATATGTCACTTGATTTACTAAAGGACTTATTTGCAGTTTCTCAGAAGAATCCTAAAGCTAAGTTTGAACCAAATGATAAAGTTCAGTTTAAAACTAAAGAGTATTATAATGCTAAACTAGTTACTACTACAGTTGGTAGGTTCATTGTAAATAAATGCTTATTAGAACCAAAGATTATCGAACTAATTGGTTATCAAGATATAATTATTGATAAAAAGTCTATGAAGGGTCTAGATCAGAAAATCATAGATGAGTGTTTATTAACTGAAAAGATTACAATGACTGATTACCATGACTATCTAGACCAATGTAACTGGTTAGCATATGGTTGTACTTACTTTATTGTACCTTCTTTGGATACTAGTATGTTTATAGTAGATAAAGAAATTTTAGATATGAAACAAAGACTAATTGAGGAAAATAAAGAAGCTGTACAAAATAACGATGTTAGTACAATTTTCAATATAGAACAAGAGCTATTAAAAGCTTCTAAAGAAAAAGTAAAGGATATTCCTGGATACCAAATCTACGCATCTGGTGCTAGAGGTAGTTTTGATAACAACTACAAGAACAGCTGCCTCATGAGAGGTTCTGTTATGAACTTCACTGATCCATCTAAATTTGAAGCATCTATGGCATCCTTAGTAGATGGAATTCCCAAAGAAGATTTCCATATTTATGCCAACATTTTAACTGCAGGTACTTATGCAAGAGCTAAACTATTACACTTGGTTCTTAAATTCTTTAATTGCTGGGAGAGTAACTTACTTAATCAGCAGCTTATATAAAATCGTAAAAAAAGAGAGCCTAGTTGCAGCTAAACTCTCTTTCTCATTTAGAAATTATCGAATGTAATTCAATACACTATGTACTTTACTATTAGTATTTTTATAGTGGATTGCATTCAATAATTCTTCCTTCTCCTTTTCGTTAATGTTTAGGTTGGAAACTGTTACCATTAGCTTAAAAGCATCAGAATTATCTTGTCGAATTTTCATATCTTATATCAACTCCATTCTGTGAATAAGCAAGATTTGTATCACGATAAAACACTTATCCTTATCCCATCAGAATTATAATATATAGATATAAAAAATTTCTTTACGGTTTTATATAAGTTCAACGACTAAATAGAATCTGAATAGATTCTAAATAAGAATTACTAGAATTTTCTAGTAAAGATATAGTCTTATCTTTAGTGTAATCTAAAGTTTTATAGCATAGGACTAATAACCCTATGCAAAAATGTATGAAGAATACTGAAGTTGGTGGTTATCTAGTAAAACAGAGTCGTTCAGGCTATCAACATCTAATGTTAGACGAAAAAGATTCTGATTGTGGAACTAAAAAGTTCCTTGAGATACTACTAACTGATAAAAATAAAGGCTTATTCCTATTAAGATGGATACAGGATTCTGATGGAAAGTTAGTTCTATTAGATGCTGATAATGTAAAATCCTATATTGGAAAGAAAATTAGAATTAGATCTCCTCTATATTGTACCAATGATAGAATCTGTAGTAAATGTGCAGGTGAGTTGTATTATAAACTTGAAATGCCAAATATTGGCTTAATTGGTGACCGTATAGCCAGTACTATCATGCAGAAGTCTATGAAACAATTCCACGACAGTACTATCAAGACAACTGTCATCGACTATGAATCTCACTTAGAGAGAATCGGTTAATGTAAAAAAAATTGACTTAATACCCTATAAAAAGGTATTAAGTCAATTTTAATTTAAAATCGAATATTGTTGAAAAGTGTAAATTTATCAATATCCTTTCTTGGACCATCATCTAAAATACCCCAACCACCAATTGCAATAGGTCCATCCCATACTTTATCTAATTCTACATGGAGTATATTAGTATTCCTAACTTTACTTATTACAATTGAATGATTATAAACTCTTTTACCATTTATAAAAACTTTATATGATTTATAGTCATCATCTTTTTCTATTTTTCTAAATTTTCTTTCTTTTTTTAGTTCTTTTATTAAATCTCTCACAAATTTATGTTCTGTTTCTATTAAGGATAAATCAATATTGAAGCATTTTACTCTCATATTGTAATCTTTTGAAAATTTCCTAATAAATCGTCTTAATTTAAATGGTGATGGTATTGTATCAAATGTAATACAGAAGAGTTTAATTCCCTCAAATTGGAAATCGAAAAGAAATTTCTTAAAAGGAAATTCATTATCAAAATTCTCATCAGTCATTTCATATGTATAGAACTTAGGTAAACATATTTCTAAACCTTCCATTGAAAGAAACACATCCTTTCTAATCAGAAATCTATGTTTTCAAAATCCACTAATACAGTTTTCGCTTCATCCTGATAACTGCTAATGTTTATAAATATGTCATATATACGACCATTAGATGCATGTAAACTTACAATCGTTTTATTATCATTAAACCATTTGTAAATGCCAAAAATACATTCAAACATAGGTTTGTTGTTTACATAGATATGCGATTCCTTTTTATCTAATCTTTTTTGATTAAATATATTATACATTTCTTTAACTGTTAAATCTAATTCATGTCTTCCTTTATAATATCTTTTTGATTGGTAAGTCTTTATTCGATATTCTTCGTTTATAGCTTTTATAAACTTTCTAAAATTCTCTCTAGAAGGTACTTTATGAAATACAATTATATAGTCATGAGTATCCATTTCTACATTGAAAATCATACTTTTTAAAGATATTCTTTTACTAAATTCTGATTCATTAATTTCTATCAGTATATTGTCTTTAGGCGAATATCTACTATTACTACTGAATCCGATTTTTGCCATTATAAGATTCTCCCTTTGTTAATTCCTTATAAATTCGTTATCTCCAATTTGTATGTAATCATCATATCCAGCAATAGATGATGCTATGAATGTAAGTTTAGTTATTCCAATATCACAGTTTTTACTAAAGATAACTATTCTAGTTGCATCTTTAAAGTATATGCTTCTTGTATTAGTTTCATTAACACAGCCCTTAGCTTCCAGTATCTTTATGTAGTTTTTAAGATGTCTATTATTCAGAAATAGTATCTTAGTTGCACCTTTAATACCTAAGTGTAGATCAAATAGGATCTGCTCTATTTTAAATGTATCTTGTTCATTCATCACATATCCCTCACTCTTATAAACTCATCATCTTTTATATGCAGATAATCAGAACCTATTTTAATCCATATTCTACCTCTAATGTTTAGATTTAAACCATTACTATCTATAAAATGCATGACTTTCTCACAATCTTTTCTTTTGGCAAGTATTTGTAAGAATGGATCAATGTCAGATCTATCTGCAAATTCTATTCTAATACATTCATTTAATCCTAATAATAGTTCGAATAGAATCTGTTCAAAAGTAATTATTTTATCCGTTAATAGCATAAAAATCCATCCATTCTACAAATGAGTTATCGTTTATTTGGTAGTATTCGTATTTTTTATTATAATTATAATTATCAAAATACCCTCCTCTATAGATTACTAAATGAATAGGTGTTCTTACATATATAGATAAATCATTACGATGATACTTATTATCTATTATCAACTTATAGTATTTAGATCTTTCTGTTTCATCAATAAAACGTATTTCAACCATATCAGTTATATGTAATTTTATATCCATTATAATTCTTTCAAAAGTAAATGTATTATACATTAAACTATAACCTCACTTACCATAGTTTCTTAAATCTATTATCATCTACTTGAGTGTATCTTTTCTCAGCATACCAACTCTTACTAGGATCAGTATACATTAATATACTAGAAAGTGTACTTACAAATATTGTCATCTGATTATCATATTTTTCGTCTTGTAACTTCAAGAAATATTTTGCTCGTTCTTTGGAATCCCAAAATTCAATTTCAACACATTTATCAATTCCTAGAAGTACATCAAATAGAATCTGTTCAAAAGTAACACTATTTTCTTTATCACTCATTTTTCTTAAACCTCTTTATCTCATCAATGAATTCATCGTATTCTATATGTCGGAAATCAGCACCTTTACCACCATGTTTTCCGTGTTGATTGCTATATACAATAAGCATCTTGTTATAAGGTTTTATACTATCAAGACTTAGATGTCTAAACTCAAAAAGTTCTATTCTGTTTCTAAAATCATCAACTACGCTTATATCATCAAAACGCAATCTTACTACTGTATATACTCCTAGAGATAAATCCATTAAAATCTTTCTAAATGTCACTGTTTCCATATTCTATTCCTCTTAATTGAAAGTTATTGTCTTTTATATAGTCATATGTAGCATGATTAAAATTTTTACTTGCGTAATTGTACATTGATATATGATAATCTTTCCAATCCAAATCAAATAAAAGATTTTTAATTTTAACATTTTTTAACTTGAAATAGAAATCTCTAGCTATAAAGAAATCACCAAAGTATATTCTAACAGAATTATAGATGTCTAGTTGTATATCGAATAAGATTCTTTCAAAAGTTACAGTATTTTCCTGCTCCATAAAATCCCTCTCTTCTAACTAACACTTAGTAAGACAATCATTATCTTTATCATACATATAATGTGCATCATAAGCAATACATTTATAAGGTTTCGGTGCTTTTACTATTAGCATATGTTTATTAAAAGTAGTATCATAGCAAAATAGATAGATTATATTTTTACTATTTTTTGGCGGTTGTATATATTTCTTTACAAAACTTTTCTTGCAAGATAGATTTTCAAAATACACTACAACACTTTTATGAAAACCCATTTCTACATCAAATAGAATCTTTTTAAAGGTAACTATATTTTCCATATGTAATTTCCCTTTCATCTAATCAAAAAATGTGTCTTTTCTCATAGAAAATTTTATCAAAATTATAACCATCAACTGTTACTTCGTCAAAAATTTTCTCAGAATATTGAATATATTTCATGTATCTTTGTTTTCTATAATGTTCTTTATAAAAACAAATTGGTCTATTATGAAGCTTCACAATAGCTATTTGATTTAGATCACCATTTTGATTTAGATATTTTAATACTATATCTACATTATCTGATTCTAATTCATATTCATGCCAAATAAGAGATCGATCTTCTATCTTATAATCTTCTTTTAATGCTTTTGCATATTTCTTAAGCTCATAATAGTTCAAAAATTGAATGCATAATTCATTATTCTTATAAAGACCTAACTCTAAATTAAAAAGTACTAAATCTAAAAACTTATGTACTACATCTTTATCTTCCATATATTTCAATTTTCCTTTCTTTTAAGAAAATAGTAGATTTTTAACAATACAATAAAACTATATAAATCCACAAAGGAGGTTTTATAAAATGACACTTGCTCAATACAAGACTCTTATGGATGGTTTAGATGTCAATAAAGATGTTGCATTTATCTTTACTGCTGAAAATACTAAAATCATGCCAGAGCGTTATCCAAAGATCGAAATTGATGAAGCAAATGAACTATTAAAAGCATACATTATCCATCCAGGTTCTAAGACTGATAAGCCAATCTATACATTATCTTTCGTATGTACATTAGATTCTGTATTTGCTATTCAGTTTAGAATTAGAGATGGTGTATATACTACTAATGAAAAGGGTGAAAAAGTTTTTACACCTAGTCTACAAGAACAAGTTGATGATGCATACTACATCGGACGCTATAGCTAATTCTTAAATCAAAAACTTAAACCAACTTAAATGAACCTTATACCAATTTAGAATATTGGTATAAGGTTCTTATTTTTTCAAATTTAGAATATATATTTCAAACTATCTTTAATTCGAAAAACTCATTTTTTCTTTTAAATATATATACTAACATTGTATTATTATAAAGTAAAGGAGAACTTTATATGTCAATTAGAGTAAAACTTATAGTCAAGAGAACTAACGAGGAAATTGATGAACCCATTATTTGTCCAGAAGCTATGAATGATCCAGATAATTTAGCTATGAGAAAAACTAAAAAAGAAGAAAAGAAATTTGTTAAGGATTATGACACTATTAAAAAAGAATTAGATAAAGTTATGAATAGAATTGATTCTTTAATGGACGATTATAATCATCCGAATTATTGGGATAATCTTAAAATGTTAAGCAATTTTGCAACAGTATTAAAATGGGTTTTAGATGAAGGTAAATCAGATTTATAAATCCAAAGAAATGAGGTAATGCGAGAACTATGAAAACCGAATTTGTAAATCTAGAAAGTTTGTATGATCCAGAGAGAGTTATTACAAATCCACAACCACTAACAAAGGAAAAGACTTTCTCCGATGATGGTCTTTTCTCAGAGAAACTATTTGGTAAGAACAACAGTGACAATGACCTACTATCATATTCTTGTGAATGCGGTAAATACAAAGGAAAGTTCTTAAGAGGTTTTACTTGTGACGAATGTAAAACTGAAGTAAAGTTCCAAGAACCTATGTTAGAGAAGCTAGCATGGATTTCTCTAGGTAAGTATCACATTATCAATCCCGTATTCTATTATGAAATTGCTAAACTAACATCTGGTGTTCAGAAGTTAAATGACATCATTTCTTATGATAAGAAAATTGACAAAGATGGTAACATTATTGATGATGAAAAAGGAAAGTTCAATAATTCTGGTCTAGTATTTTTCAAGGAGAATTTCTTTGAGGGCGAGAAGATTCTAGACTATCTATATGAGAATTCTAAATATAAGAACAAAGATACTGTGTATAATCTGTTACTAGAACATCAGGATAAGATCTTCCTACAACATATTCCAGTATACGACACTCTATTGAGACCTGCAAGTGTGACTTATAAGGACAAACCTGTGTTTAAGTTTGATGAGATCAATAACTCCTATAACTTCATCATCAAACTATCTAACATGATTAACAAAGAATCTAAGGATTTTGATTTAGTTGTACTACCTAACTTGTTCAACATTCAGAATAAGATGATTCTAGTATTTAATAAGATTATCGAAAATCTTGCAGGTAAGAGTGGCTTTATCAGATCCTCAGTGCTCGGTTCTAGACTTAACTATAGCAGTCGTTGTGTTATTACACCTATGGAAGCTGGTTATGATGTAACCGAAATCGTATTCCCTTATCTAGCATTTGTTGAACTGTATTCCTTCCAGTTAATCAATATGTTAAGTAAGCTAAAGAAGATTTCTATGTTAGATGCACAAAGAATTGTATATGAAGCACAGGCTAATTTCAATAGAGAGGTTTACAATCTATGTCTAGAATTGGTTAAGAAAACCAAACATGGATTGTTAGTAATAGGTATTAGAAACCCGACAATTGCAAGAGGATCTGTACAGGTACTTCGAATTGCTCATGTAAAGGAAGACATTTCAGATTTAACAACGTCAGTTCATAACTGTATCTTAGAGTTATGGGGTGGGGATTGAAATTTCGTAGTCGTCTGTGTTAGTAATAATACAGAGTATCATTTCAAGAATTGCTGGAAAACCTTAAAAGATGATCAGCATCCAGTTATATACTGGTTCAACGACTAATACCTTAAGAATTTAGGGTTAGTATGAAACATTCTTTATAGAATGAAGATATAGTCTGAACTCTATAGTTATATAGAGTTTGTAAGTCTAATAAACTTACTTCAACATGTAAATAGTACGATGGTGACGTTGTTAACTTCTTCCCACTAATGGATAATGAATACAAGACTGAGTTCTACAGAGTTTTCAGTCCTGATAAGATGTTCATTAGTAACAATACTGGTGCATTTAATGCTAAACTTTCTATTGACCGTGATCAAGTTATTGGTATTCATCAGTTTAATCTAGACTAATGAGGTCATTTCACATGAGTAATATTTACGAAGGTTTAATAGAAGGATTAGAAGAAGCTCTGGAATACGAAAAAGGTAATTTAGAGCTTCCTACTAAAATCCTAACTACAACAAAAAATAAGTACAATCTAAAACCTAGTGATATCAACAAGTTAGTCATATTAGATAGATCTCAGATTGAAGAAAATCCTATGTTTTGGAGAAATGAAGTAATACAAGCGTATTGTATTACAAGAGAATTTGGTAGTCCTGCTGATTTTAGATTTAGTACAGAGAATTCTGTATGGATTGGTATCTATGATGAAGATGCTAAAGCTTATAAGAACAAAGTAAGATATTTTTGCACTAGTTATGGTGGAATGTGTGGTTATAAGTTTAAGACATTCTTCAATGAAAAAGAGATAGATAACAACAATGATCTAAGTGCTCAGATATTCCTATTAGAGACAATAAATTCACTATTAGATTTAGGAATTTTAGGATTACCTAATAAGTAAAGTATAAAAAGGAAAGATTAACCAAATGTGTTAATCTTTCCTTATTTTTTTAACAATACATTAGAAACTTTAAACCATTAAAATTTTTATTACAAAAAGAGAGTTGGTGAATATCATATGGATTTTGATATCAATTCTTTTCTTGAACTTCTTATTGGTAGCGTAAAAGGAAGAGAGATTCCTTTTATTTACTATATGATAATTCTGATAGCATTATTGACTTTTTTTGCTATCAGAGATTTTTTATTAGTAAAGAAAGAGGATTTAGAAGAAAATAGAAAATCAAAGATTTCTGATTTTACATTAGATATAGTAACATCTTTAGTATCAAGTGTTATTTGTCTATCTTTATCAGAAAATACTTTAGTTTCTGTTCTTCTTGGTATTTTAAGTGCTATTTATATAGTACCTAAAATATCACCTAAGATTATCAAAAAGAAAGATAGTGGAAAAGAAGATAAAAAAGCTATTGAAAATAATGTAAATGTTGTAATTAACAATAACACTGACGATGAAAAAGAAAGTCTATTACCATCTTTCTATGATCCTAACAATTTGAAGCTACCTGAGAACATAACTTCTTATAATCAGCTCAATATCATAATGATTCTTGAGATGTATGGTTATATTTCTCCTAATCAGAAGTTCAAAATGATTACTCAGTCATTATTTGAAACTCCTGATGAACAAGTAGAAAAGCTATTAGAAATGTATGTTTTGAATAAAGACGAATTAGACGAAGCTAGAGCTATATTAAATCTAATAAAGCTAAACAATCGTTTAATCTCTAAAGAAGAAGCATTACATTGTATAATGGAAGTAAAAAATAAAGGAAATCAGAAAGGGGGGTAATTGTATAAATGAGAAAAGTAAACGTTAGTGATATAGCTAAACATGAGGGAGAATTTCTGGCAAGAGACGTCTTTCATAATGGACAATTACTCGCCCAAAGTAACTCTGTAATTGATACATCACTTATTAATAGAATAACTGAATTAAGTGATCATATTTTCTATATTTTTACTTATAGTAGTGATACCTTAAATAACGACATTACAAATCTTATTACTGATGACATCTTAGACATCATTAAACATGAAATGGATTTGATACTTAAACGTTATTCACATTCTGGTATAGAAGATATAGATTTACTCAAAAAAATCATAGATATTTTCTTAAACAATATCCTAAGAGAGAAGTATTTCAAGAACTATCTAGAGAATTTGTTTATTCTAAACTCTAAACTATTTGGTCATTCAATCAGAGTTACTATTATATCTCTTATTTTAGCTATAAAGGCTAATTTAAGTAGCGATCTAATCAATGGCATTGCTATTGGTAGTATCTTACATGAAATTGGTAGAAACAAGTTATTTATAAAGTTTCCAATTTTAGCAGAAACTAATCATAGTTATAGTTTCGAAGAATATACTTTAATTAAAACAGTTCCAACGCTAGGTTATAATGAAGTTCTTAATAACAAGCTAGTACCACCAGTTAGTAAAAAAATTATCTTAATGCATGATGTATGGGAGGACTTTGATAAGTCATATGATGAAGATAAAAAACTCCATATGTCATTTCCATCATACTATCAAGATAAAAAAATTGAAAGCGAACAAAAAGGTATAGCTGTAAATATTGTACAGGCTGCAAACTATTTTGATATGTTTGCTATGAAGTTTAAGAATAGTTTCCCATCACTAGATGATCGTAAAAATATAAACAAGTTCTTTGTAAAAAATTCTAATAACATCTTCTCTAGAGAAGCATCTGAACTCATAACAAAATATATCTCATACTTTTCAGTAGGTGAAAAAGTAACACTCTCTAATGGTAAAAAAGCAACTATAGAAAAACATACTAATGATCCAATGCATCCAATTGTAAGATTAAAAGACGATACTATACTAAATCTATCTGATGTTAAAGATAAGATTTCAATTGTTAGCATGATCAGCAAATAAAAAAGGAAAGAAGTGATAAGAATTAATGAAAGGTATGTCAAAGAAAACAGTAATAACTTGTAATGTTTCTAACTCTATTTGCTCTCTCTTAAGTTCTATGACAGGCTTTGCTAAAGATCTTATCATGGATTTTTTCCCAGATGAATACTTTAAAAGTGTTTATGTTTCTACTGCATTAGCCTCATCTGAACAAGCTGGTGTAAACGATGATGATATTCCATTAAAACATTATCCACAGTTATCAATAACGCCTTCATTTGTCCCGGATTATGATGATACTTATGGTGGTCCATATCCTACTTGGAGACGTGGAGTATTTCAAACATTTAATCACTATTCTGATCGATATGGTTATAAGAAAGTTTTTTACAATGATGAAGATAACCTTATAATCTCTGCTATACCTAATAGAATCAAATTTTCTTTTGATTACAAGATAAAAGTAGAAACTTATTTACAAAAGATGGATGTTGTCTATATGCTTAGACAAAAATTCCATAATAATGACAGAGTCTATTGGAATAACCAGTTATTAAAAGCTCAAATTCCAAATACTCTTATAAAAGCATTATCTAGTTGTAAAGATTTAGATATCAAAGATCCTCATGACAGAGAGAAATTTTTAGACTATCTTAAAAATCATTCTCAAGGTCATATAGAACCAGTTATATATACTGGTAGTGGTAATCATACATTTGTCCATACCTATGCAGCTAATATTCTAGTAACTGTTGAAAATCCTCCAGATACTGATGAGAAAAATGTTAGTAAAGTCAATATGGCTAGTCATGAAGAGGTAGTAGAAATGACTCTAAATATGGAACTATGGATTCCTTCAAACTATATGTTTGAATGTAATTCTTTACCAACAGGTAAGTATGAACCTACTTTAGAAGAAAGTAAGGTGTACATTTTTGGTAATGTTCCTCTTAGACCAAACAATACTTTCATGGATAAAACTCTTATCAAATGGCAAGAACTTCTAACTGAAGTAAATACTCCACTAGATAGTATAGACATGGACGATTTCTTACCTTTTGAAACTCTAGAATATGTAAATGAACAGTTAGAAAAAAGAGATTATGAATGTCTTGATTGTACTTTTATGTTCGTTTTATATAGAGATAGGAAAAAACTAGAATATGGTAAAGATTTTCTTGTTGATTGGAAAAACAAGAAAGTTGTTTTGGTTAACCCTTTATTTAATTATAATCATTATATTGGTTGCTATGCTAATCAGGCGACCCTATATGAATGGAAAGAAATAAAGAGAAGAAAAGAAGAATAAAAAAATGGAGAATCACATTTAGTGATTCTCCATTTTTAATTAAAGATTAATCCTGAGCAGCAGTTTTACCATCATCTTCGCTCTGAACAGCAGTTACGTCAGTTAAAACTACTTCATAAACAGCACCCTGGACAGGAATTGCATTAACAGCAAATAAAGGACGATCTAAACCTAATGCATCATAAGTGGTAACACCAGCCTCAACCATAATTACTTTATGACCTGCATCAGTAGCCTCAATTTTAGTTACCTTGCAAACTTTACCATCAAAACGAACTTTGTCACCAACTGCGACCCAGCCCTCTAGACCTAGAGTCTTAGACTGAACTCTCTTAATTACCATAGCCATAATTCTTTTATCTCCTTTCAAAATTTTATTTTTTAACTAATATATAATTAGTTTTATTAATATGTTGTTTGTTAAATATTCCAATTTTTCTTCATTTCCTTTTTAAGTTTTAATGCAACTATTAGATTTCTAACATTTATGATAAGTGCTATAACATTTATAATTAATGCGACATAACATAAAACTATAATAAAAATCCTTTCATTTATATGAAATTTGACTTTAGCTTTATACGGTTTAACTTAGTTCCATAATCCTTTTCTATAGAATTATAGAGTATTTTTACTCGATTACTACCCATAACTGAATTTTGTCTTTTCAAGTTATAATACAAACCCATATTTACATCAGCATCAGAATAGATAGTAATATCCATATTGAGAAATCCTAATCTAGCAAAATGGTTTACTATCAAACCATAACCTTTACCATTAACTGAAGTAAAGATTTTGTTTTCTGTATTTCCTTTATAGAAATACTCTCTAATACCAACTATATCAAATGGACCTTCTGACATTACTAGCTCTATCTTTGGTGTTAATAAATCTATCCTAGAACTACATGTATAAAATCTTTTTCCAGCTTGATTATTAAAAATGTTATACATATAGTATCGTTCATTTTTCTTACAATTAGGATCTATATTACGGAATATAATGTATGATTGATCGGAACTTAAGAAACCTATATAGTTTCTAATAATGTTCTTTAGCATATAATCATTTAGATTTATATCCTCAATCTCATTTTGTTCTATAAACTGCTTAAATGAGAATATAACTTTATAATCTTGTATATATTGTTCTGGTTCTAGATCAAAACTATAGCGAGAGTTAATGTAGTCTAACTTTGCTTTTTCTCTAGAAGTTCCATTAAAATCTGGTAGTACTAGATTCTCCTTTTTCAATAAAGACTTTACATCATAAGTACTGTCTGAAAATTTTTTATTTTTTCTTGTTCTTGTATTTTCCTTATTGAATTTTTCCAATTCTCCCATGAGTACATAATCTAGAACATTTATATCCTTAAGAAAGTTTCTATCAACATTTCCAGAACTAGTACATTTCTGACAGTAATATGGAAAACAGTAAGCATTGTCTAATCCAATATACATATGAGTATGAAGTGCTGACTTTTGTGAATCTCCACAGTAACAACACCGTATCATCAATTCGTTCTTTGCACTGTTTAAATTAGCAGGATGTACATTTGATTGTATACTTTTAATAAGTCTTAATTTTAAGTCTTCATGTGTCATATCAATCATCCATTTCTACTCTATATGATAAAAGTGACTCATATAGTATATTAGGAATCTTATCTTTATATTCATCAGCTACTTTCTTAATTAAAGCTTCTTTTTCTTCTTTATACCATTTAAATGCAGTTATTTCATCTTTAAAGAATTTTGTTTTTTGTTTACCCAAAATATTTAATCCTGCTTGATAGCAATCGTATTTTTTAACATATTTTACTCCAATTACACAATCTCCTCTAAACTTTTCATTTCTTATAAAAAGTTTATTAATTCTATCTGGAACAAAGCAACAATTATCACTATTGTAAATCTTATTATGCTTAACTATAATATCTTTATCTAAACACATAGTTTCATTTTCTACAGTATAATAGTTTTTGTCAAACCAAAATGCAAAATTATCGTAATTAAGCCATTCATCACTAACTTTACAATCTATATAAGTTGGAAGTTTCTTTAAAGACTTTTTATCATAACATCGCACTAACATATCACGCCATGTATCATAACATTTACTATGTTTGCCATTTTCCATTATTAAATGGCTATGTTCTTTATAAAGACCTAAACATCCAACATCTAAGATAGTTTTTTGAAATGGATTCTTTACATTATTTTCTAAAATATGATCTAGTCTCGTTATATACGTATATTCATTCTCATCTAAAAATTTAATTTCAACTTTTTTATTACTTTCGTAATTTACAATTTCAAAAGGTGTATTATTTATAGTCTTTATATTTTCTTTAAAATCATCTTTATTTAAAGGATTGAACGTTCGTCCAATATATTCATCTTTTAAATTAGTATAAAACATATTACCGATTATTCTCCTTTCTAATCAAAAAATTTTCCCTATAATTCTTAGTTTTTAAGAATTATAGGGAAATAAAATTTTTATATCAGTTTTATAAAGCTTAGAATTTCATCAGCAAGATCGTCCACTCTACAGATAATTTCTTCTGGTTCATACTCTTCAGTCGGATTGTACTCTTCAAAGGGGATTAGATAATTGTACTTACTAACAGAAATATTACCAACTAGTTTGATTATCAGTTTAGACTGAATAATGTTTTGACTAATGTAACTGTACTTATTACGAATTAGATCTTTATAAGTTCTAGATTCAGTAATTCTTTCAAATAGTTTAGAATTCTTAGTTGTCATACGTTTTTCATTGAGTCTATCTGGGAGCGCTATGATATACTCAGCTAAACAACTATAATCGTTCATCTTTAACCATTTGTAAAGTAGAATTACTAGATAGATATACTCATCACGATTACAATTATACAGATTACTATAAGAACCCATATATTTTGCAAAGAATAGAAATAACAAGTTAGTCTGAAACTTATTAATGTGAATATGTTTTTTGTAATACTCAAATTCATCCTGAGAAATTCTAATTTTAAACTCATTCTGAATATTTTCAATCTGATACTGAATGGAAAGCTGATTAATAATGATTTTACTCTCGTCTCGCTTACTCATATTAGCTTCCCATTTATCAAACATTGTTAATCCTTCACGATCAACTTGATTCAGATTAACAGGTTTAAACGTAATCTTGTAGTTCTTAGAGAATTCAAATGTAATCTTACGTTTAATAACGACATGGAATAGATTAATGATATTTCTATCACTAATAGTTTTAGGTAGAATACCAATTACTATGTCCTTCAAAAACTCCATAGTAATGACATTTACATCTTTGGATTTATTAGTTAGTAGATTCCAGATAGTCTTATCACTATATTGTGTGGATACAACACGAGAATAAACAAATCTGTGAATCTTGTTCATCATTTCAATTTTTCCTTGATAAAGCTTTATAATAGCTTCAAAAACATCATATAAAGTATCATTTACCTCGTGTTTTCTTCTCTCGCAAAATTCAGTAATTAAAGGAATAGATAGTCGAATACTTTCTGCTGCTTTTAATAGGATTTTTACATGTTCATCTGTGAACTGTAATTCTTGGTTGATCTTCTTAGTCTTTTTAGTTTCCTCTGTCTGTTCATCAAGCTCTTCTACATAATTACCGTTTATATACTCACTAACAAAATTTTTCACTGTTTTGTTATTAATAACAGTAACTATATCATTGATCATTTCTTCTTTAGTATATTCATTTTCTAGATTCTTTACTTTATATGCAATTTGTAGGTAAGGAAGTATAATTTTTTCATTACAAGTATTAAAAACTCGTTTTATAGAATCTGTTATAAGATTATTGATGGTATAGTATGAACGTTTCTTTAATGAGAAATCATTCATGTGGGATATTCCATCTTCATTGAAAATCTTATCGAATTCTATGATAACGAATTTTCCATCTTCATTTTCATGTATAAAATCATCATAGATAATCTTCGCATTTCCTATTTCCAATTTAGTCCACCTATCCTTCCATTACTATTTACACTTTTGGTAAAAAATAAGTCTTGTTGACCTATTGATAATATATTTTTATAGAAAAGTTTAACGTTTTAAAATTTCTTATCTACGTCATTGAAAAACAAATCTTCAATAGGAAATACGAAGAACTTACCATCATCCCAATCAAAACCAAGTCCAGCAAAAGGAAGACAAATAGTGCATGGACTAGGACCTATATATGCTTTACCAGATAAAGGTTTAGATCTTATAGCAATAGGAATATCTTTATTATCATCATTTACTATTTCATTTAGAACGTCTTTTAGTTGTCCTATAGTTAAATACTTTTTTTCTTGATTTTTCATTTTTTAAATACCTCCATTTTTTATATTGCTATTTTTAAGATATATAGTCATAACTAATTTTAAACTATGACTTAAAACAATTTTATAATAGAGTATAATGAAAAATGTATTTTTTTTTATACTAAAGATTCTATAATGAAGAAAGGAATGTAATAAATATGGATAATGTTAAATTTTGTCAAGCTGTTCCTTCTTTAGAAGTTGTTTTAAAGTTTTTTTATGATGACGAGACTATTAAAGAAGTAGTTATTGAAGAAGGTAAATTATTAAAAAATGTATCTTATCTAGATATGGATAGTGGTGAAATAAAAACTGTTAACGGTTTATTGAAAGCTATTAACTTTACTTCTAGAGCATTTACATCTGGTAGAGATTATTGTATTCATGATGATGAATCAGTATTTGATAAATATGTAAGAATTAATTCTTTAATTCTAGACTGTTCTGATAAATATGAATGTAATGTAATTTCTATTCCAGTTAGAATGTTAAAAGATGTTGGAGGCATGGAAAATGCTCCTGTTATTGCTATTAATGGTGTAAGATATGCAAATATGGCTACAGCTATTGCTAATGCTGAAACTGGTAGTACTGTTACATTAGTAGAAGATACTGCTGATGATGGTATTAAAATTGAAGAGGGTAAAGAGATTGTAATTGACTTAAATGGTCATACTTATTCATTACTAGGTGGTGTTGGTAGTCCTGGTACTACTGCTAATGGTCTACAACTACTAGAAGGTAGTAACGTAACTATTAAGAATGGTACTCTAACAGTTCCTTATACTCATAAGGATAAATTTGGTACTGGCATCCAAAACTATGCTAACCTAACATTAGAAAATGTAATTCTTGATGGTAAACATCTAGATAGACATGCTTTTAACAGTGGTGTATCTTATGCACTATCCAATAACTGTGGTACTATTAACATTATCGGTAACACTAGTATTATCGCTAATGACGATGGTGATAAGGCATTTGCATTTGATGTTTGCAAGTTTAGGGATTATGAACCTCCTATCGTAAATGTTAATACAACTGGTACTATTCGTGGTAACATTGAAGTCTCTGAAGGTTTAGATGCTAACTTAAGAATTACTGGTGGTACATTTACTATGGATGTATCTAAATGGGTACCTGAAGGCTTTGCTGTTACTGCAAATGAAGATGGTACTTATACTGTTAAGGCAGAAGAAGTTACTGAATAAAAATTTAAAAGTAAGTATAGGCTTAATTGCCTATACTTACTTTCTTTTACTAAATACGGATTTAAATCCAGATGCTTTCTTTTTATTAATTGTTTTACTAGTACTAGGTTTCTTAGCAGCTGCTTTTTGTACAGCTTGATTATATTGTGTATTAGAATTTCTAGCTTTAGCTTCTCTTTCTTTTCTCTTTAGATCAGCATACTTTTTCTTAACAGCTTCATATTGCAAGTACTTAGATTCTTGAGACATTATAGAGTTAAGTAATTCTAATCTAGTAGTTTTTGTAATTTCAGTTGAATTTCTTTCAATTTCTGATTTTGTATATAATTTCTTTTCATTAATGTATTTACAAGCATAATAGCATGATTTTTCAAAACCAAATATCTCTACTGGATTAGTTACTTTAGGACGATTCTTTAAAGCTTCTTTAGAGTATTTTGTAGATTTCAACATATCTACTAAAAGATGTTCTTGATTTAATACATATGTGTAAGTAAACATCATATGAGGAGAATTACTAAAGAAATTCATGGAGTAATCATTAATAGTAGAGAACTTTTCTTGTGTTTTATCTGTTGGAACAAACTCTAAAACCACATCATAATAGATTTCTTTATAGGTTTCTGATGGGATCTTAAACCAAAAGAAGTATACATTTTTATCTATATAGACTTTATAACTAAAAGTACCATTTTTAGTAGAATTTTTAAGCAAACTATAGTATTTCGCATTAAGGTTCTTTTTGATTTCCTCACGTTTACCCATCATAGAACTACCTTTACCCGTTGGATTGGTAAGAAATTGATCAAGTGTTATAATAGTTCTTCCATTGAATATAGGAAAATTTAGTGGCATTTACAATCACCTACTTTCTTTATAATAAAGTGTTTAAAGTATGATTAAAAAGTCAAAAAAAAAGTGAACTATGAGTTAGTTCACTTTTAAGTTAGATAGTATTCTAGAAAATCATACACAAATAAATCATCTTCTATATCATAATTTGGTTCTATATTATTAGTCTTTGCTTCTGCCCAAATAATCTGATTCTTAAAATCCTTAAGAAATTCTGAAATAAAATCTTTTCCATGTTCTTCAATATAGACATTCATAGTAATAAAGGGTGATGTTATTACTCTTATAAATTCTATCCAGAAATTAGAATTGTTATACCATTCTTCTCCATAATCTCTAATACACCAAGTATTTGCCGCAAAGTATTTTGTATCAGAACATTCTTTTATGTAATATATATTGGGTTTTGGATATTTAAAAATTTTTTCATAGTTTCTTAATTTACAATTGAAGATCTGTTTTTTAGTTGGTTTAGGAAAATCCATTTAAATCCTCCTAGGTTTTATAATCTTTTCTTCATTAAAGAATCTTTCTAAAAACTCAGTGTCATCTTCTTCAAGATATTTTCTATTGATAAGTGGTAATTCTAACTGACATTGAGTGCTAAAAGCTTCTCCATAAAGTATCTGTTTCTTAAAGTCTATAAAAAATTCCATAACCAGTTTTTTACTACCATTGTTTATAAAAAGTTGTAAGTAACCATACACCTCATATATACGATCTACAAAATCAATCCAAAATGCTGGATTAAGATACCATTCATCTCCATATTCAACGATATTCCAATATAGAATCTTTTCATTATCACCATACCCTTGTATACATTTGAAAATTTGATTGTAGTTCTTTACTTTTATATTGAATATCTGATTTTTAGTAATTATAGGAAACTTCATTATATACATTCCTTTCATAATAGTATTCTACATTTAGTATATATAGATAAAATAATGATAAAAATCTAAAAAAAAGAAAGTCTTAAACATAGTAAGGCTTTCTTTTTATATCTTTATTCCTCCTTATTTTCCTCTTCTTTTCTGAACGTTACTTCATGTTCATAGAAAACCAAGTTAGAACCATGGGAATCTCTAACCTCAACAAGCTTTCTACCAGCACAATTTCTAGAGTATCTAATGACAACACCATCATGCCACCACAAACCACACTCGGTATAAGATACTAAGTCACCTACTTTGAACTTATTTTCTCTTTCAAGCATATTTGTTACACATTCCTTTATAAAATTTTATGAAGCAATATAGTCTTTATACTTAACCATATCCTGCTTAAAACGAATCCAGTCACCAATAGAAGGTGTAGGAAGTCTATACTCCTTATTAGAATAGTAAGAAGTAGTCAAAAAGATACCGAATTCCAAATTACGATGTTCGATTACCTTTCTGTAATTTTGGTTTTTACCAGATTTAGTATGTAGAAATGTATATCTACCAAACTCATTAACACTTCTAGTGTTTACTTTGACGATATCATTTCCGCATTTAATTTCTACTAATCCGTCAGGATTCTCTTGGTAATTAATACCCCAAAGATCATTTGCATAGTTTAACAGATTTACATAATCAGGGGAAGAAGCAGGTTGGATATTCATATAAAACCTTTCCTTTCTATCTAATACATTATTATTTTCTTAACATAATTTCACTTTCATATAAAACCAAAATAGAACCATTAGAAGTTCTAATACGGACTAAGTTCTTTCCAGAACAGTTTTTCAAGTTCCAGACAACTACACCATCATTTTTCCAAACACCACGATTGTAATAGATGACTAAATCACCTATCTTGAACTTATTTTCTTCTTTTGTTATATCCATTTTTATTCACCTTCTTTATTAAATTTTGCCTTATTTTGTTCTATAAGTGCTTCAAGACTCATAGTTTCAATAAGACGGATATTAATAGATTCTATATTTTTCTTTTTATTAGTTTTATTGTTTACTTTTTCATTAACCTCTTTCTTAGCTCCTTCAATATCTCGTTTTCCAAATTCATTAAACATACTCATAATCTCCTCTTTATTATATTTATTTCTATATTAATGATATATATCTATAAAGTCTTAAAATGCGAAATTTTAGAGTATAATCCTTTAATTGGATTATACTCTAAAAATACTTTTTATCTACTCATAGGATTTGTAGTAATAAACTGATTACTAGTAGCTAATAGACCAATGATAGAGAAGCTAGCTTTAATGATCTCGATGTCAGTCTGAGCGGAGTTAATTACATTAGTTTCATTATCTTTCTCATATCTACGTAACTTTACATTATAGACCTTATCTTCATTCAAACAAGTATCCATAATCTTTTCAGCTTTATCATTGGAAATATGAGCATTATCTAATACAGTTAAGAAAGATTTCTCAAATGCATATAGAATCTTTTCAATGACGAAAGTAATAGCACTCATGAAACTATCTCTATCATCATAAATGTTACTTAGATAATTTAAACGATCATCATTTACAGTATCTTCAATGATAACATCTTCATACTTCATAATTAGTTTAGGTAGAATCATGTTACCACCGACTACATAACCATACTCAATTGAAGAACGACATGCATATACAGCGTCTTCCATTAGGAACTTTCTAGTAGTTCTTTCCATTTCAGAACCACCACCAACATAGAGAGTTGCCATAGAAGATGTTAAAGTAGCAATACGCTTCTTAATTTGGAATAGATCCTTTTCACGATTATCATGAACTTCGTCCATATGGTATAGTCTTTGATATTCGTCTTCTAGATTTTTTATATGTTCCTGAAGTGCATTTGCATTAGAAGTATAACCATCACCGTCAATAAATGTAGTTCTTAGATCATCACCCTTGATTCTCTTACATCTACCTAGATCTTTAATAGAGAATTCTTTGATATCTTCCATACCATTATACTTATCATAGTAGTGACAACCTAATGCTAGAGCTAAATCCTCAAATCTTTCTCTACCATTTTTAGTAGAAGCATCAATGTCGATAGCGACTACTGGAAGGTGTTTATTTTTTTGTAAATTAGCATCAAAGAAAGACTTAACAGAACTAGTATAATTAGTAGCAATTAGTACTAAAGGAATATTCTGTCTGATACATACAGTATCCATAACACTAGCAATAAAATCGATTTCATCATCAGACATGATATCATTCATCATGAATACTAAAGCATTTTCATACTCTACTGAAATACGATCACTTTGGTTGGCCATTCTCGCATTAATCCAACCTCTAGGTACTTCAATACCTTGTACTTTCTCGAAATAGTCCTTACTAGACTTACCATTTTCTAGATTAATGAAACCATAACGACCGATGGACTTGAAAATATCACAGAATAGTTTACCAGATTCTTGATTGTTATTGCAAGAAATAGTGGCAATTTTAGTAATAGTTTCATCAAAATTATCATCAGTAATTTGGGTTGCATTATCTAGAATCATAGTTTCAAACTTTTCAGATAATACAGTGAAAATCTCTAGAATATCCTGTGGAGCTAACTCTAGTTCTTTTGAAATTTCATTAATAGAATTGAATAACTCATTAGCAATAATGACTGAAGAAGTACTACCATCACCAACAGTTCTAACTAGGGACTTAGAAATCTTCTTAACGATATCTAATACAGTACGAGAGATATCATAATTGTAGTTCATAGCCTTTAAGATAGTATAACCATCTTTAGTCATATAGTGGTCACCAAGTCTATCTTCAATGATAGTAGTAGAACCATATGGACCTAGAGATTTACTAACTTCTTGTGCTATTTTGTTTAAAGTAGACTTAATCTTTTCTTTAGCTTCAGTTTCATCTATAATGTTAGAATTAAGAAATATGTTATCGATTGTTGTTTGAGCCATATCTAGACTCCTTTCTTTTCTTAATCTATATGAAAAAATAAAAAAAGAAACTGCCTTGTTCCCAGCAAAGCAGTTTCTTTATAAATAGAAAAGTATACTTAGAGAAGTCACTCAAGTATATTTTAATTATAACCTTCTCCAGAACTATAACAAAATATCTTCTCTAAGTAGTACTTTCTTTGTAATAAGATAAGTGTTATTTGAAAATATACATCCGCCATCCCACTGAAATCAAGATATATAATTCTCAAAAAACTTATATTCGTCTCTATCTTATTACATCTTTAAAATATATAACTATAAATCATTATAATACGTTTTTAACGAATCATAATTTTTATACAGTTTTCATCTATAACCAATGTTTTAAAAATTTCATTACATTTTTTAGAATTATTAAAAAATTCAATCACATTTCTTATTTCACCATCAGACACTTCTAAAACAATGTCTTTAAACTTATTACAATTATTGTTATAAATGGTATAACCTTTAAAACCTTCCAATACTTTATACTTAATAGATCTTTCATCTAATAATAAAAGTAATTCGATAAACTTAAAAGCTTCATTTAAAAAAAGGGTAGCTTCTAATAAGTTTTCAACCTTGTTATCATCTACCCATGTAGTAAGTACTTTAAATTTTTTCAATTTTGGATTCATTATTTTGAATCACCTGACTTTCTGTAATTTTATCAATCATCAATAAATGGTATTTTCGCCTAATTACAGAAATCAAAATGAATGAAATTTTTTAACGTTGATTGTAGATTTTATTCATATCACCATAAGCTTTATCCTGTTCGATCTTAGCCATGGCTTGTGCTTTTGCCTTTTCTTTTTCTTCTAAGAGTTTAGTTCGTGCTTCACATATTTCTTTTAAAAAAGCAATCTCACTATTAAGAACTTCGTCTAAAGAAATTTGTCCTGCAAACAGGTCTAAAACTGAGACAATGAAGTCACTATCAGCTGCTCTTGAAAGTTTATAACTTACGTTGCCGTGCTCGTCCTGTTTATTCGTGTAAAAAGGATTGTTTCGATATCTACAGGAATGCCAGGTAGCTTAGTCTTACAGTGAGAACAAGTTACATTATGAATTTCATAATCAATCTTATACTTACCTAGCTTCTCCTCAATAGCATTCTCTAACTGTTCGCCATCCTTATTGGATAACTTCAGTAGGATATTTAACAATCTAGCCTTATCAGCAACCTCATAATAAGTTGCCTTACCAGTATTATATGTCTGAGCTAAGTCTAGCATGTACATATGAGAGATGAATAACATAGCACTAAATGCATCAGCATACTCTTGTAGAGTCTGCTGATTAGAGATCTTAAGTAGAGATAGATGATCATGTAGAGAAGGAGTAGATACATCTACGATAATCTTACTATCATTTAACATAACTCTTTCATCCTTATGAACAATAGATGCAGCAACTAATTCTTCACCAGTCTTAATAGAACCAATGATTTCATCACGCTTCTCATAAGTAGCTCTATCTCTAACTTCTACTAGAGATTGGTTGTTTACAGTTACAGAGGTAGTTTTACCACACTTACCACAGGTAATATCAAAATCATTGTTATCAATGAAAGTTTGACAATAAATACCAAATAGTAAAGTAGATAGATCATTAAAGGATGTAATCTTAAGCCAGTTATTGAAATCAGGCTTAGGGATAGACATGGTATGGATCTTGTTATAAACAGTTCTATATAACTTTTCTCTCATCTGGAAAATATTACCATCAGAGTTATTAATAGCATTCTTTTCAGCTAGAGTTAAACCAGACATATTTGCTGTATAACCAGACTGACAACAAATAACAGTAAATGTAGCAACATTATTATTGAAAACTAGATCAATATCCTGTGCTTGCTGAATTGCAGGTTTATTAGTAATAGTAATCTCATTTAGATCAACTGTAATCTTATCCATAAATGCTAATTTAGGATTATTACCTCTAGAAGAGACTCTGTTATTAGCATAACTATGATAGATATACTTTTCTTCATTTTTAGATTGAGTTACAGTTTCTTCATTTAATGCTTCTTCTACAGATTTATCAGAAGATTCCTCTTTAGAAAAATCAATGTCATCTGCATTAAAATCAATACCGAAATCAATATCGTTATGGATATAATTGGCTTCTTCTTCAGGTTCTTCATCAAGATTTCCTAATACAGAACTAAGTCCTGCAGATTCATCCATAGGAATATCTGAAATATCTAAAGTAGATTTAACATGAGTTTCATTAACTTTAGCATCAATTGAAGTGACATTGGCTGTTATTACACCATTTGCTTCTTTAGTAACCTCGTCTCTTACAGCATTTAGTTTAGCTAAAATCTGTTCTTTATTACCAGATTTTAGTAGTTCGTCTAAAGACGCTTCTTCAATCTTAGTTTCTCTTGCAGAAAGTGTATTATCATCAATCAAAATATTGTCAATTTTAGAATTTTCATTTAGAGTATCATTAAACTCTACTGGAATATTTTCAATCAAAATCTTTTACCTCCTCTTTAAAATAACAAGAATTATTTTAGTGTTACTATATACTTTTTATTATAAAAAATTCTTAAATATATACTTTACTAATAATCTTACCAGTTTTACCAACTTTTTCAAAAGTTAAAACCATATTGTCTTTAGAATTAACTAGGTTTATAAGAACACCAATAGTATTCTTCTGTCCACCTTTATCGCTATCAATAACCTCTACTAGAATATTCCCTATTTTAGAATTAGGAATATATCTATTTATTTGATTTCTAGCTCTTTCATTTATCTCACTCAATGTAATCTTATCCATAAATTCAAATTCATAATTAGCAATTCCAATACCCATATCTGGATCATCTGGATAACTCATAGGTTGCATTATAAAAAGTCTTTGGATTAATCTTGCTAATGCTGGCAGTTCACCATATGTAGATACTTTTCCAAAATCATCAATTGATAGAAAACATTCATTTTTCATACATTCTTCAATATTAGCCATTCTCTATAATCCCCTTTCTTATTCATTTAAAGATTGTTTGTAATTACTTGTTAAACAAATATATAAACAATAAAAAACTTGCTTTATGAAAGACGGTGAAAAAATAATGGAATTTTTAAACGAAAAATTATTATCTGAAGGACTCTTTAGTAGTTCTTTACAGGAAATTTCATATACAGATGTTTTAGAACAATTCAAAAAGCTAAATAAACAATTATCTGAGGCTATTAAAAAAACTACTGCTTGTAAATCTATTAAAACATATGAAGAGATTTATCCTAACATATTTGTTATATCCAATAAGGATTATAGAATGACAATGCAGCAGTATGTTAGTGAGACTTTCTCTATTTTTGATTTAGCTAGAGAATCTGAAATGACTGAGAATATCGTTATTAGTGAACTTAATAGTATCTTTGATGAGATTAACTATGCATATAAAGATGTATCTATTACATTTTTAAGAACTAATGAAGGTAGTGATACTTATAGATTCTATGCTTATTTAGATTTTAAGAAATGTCTAAAGAATATTTTAAGTTACAAGCAACCTAAAGAGCAATTATTTGCTAAAGATATGATCAAAGAGTTTAAGGATAAAAAGGATACTGTAATTACTACTATTAAAAAGCATCCTTTAGGAAAATCTTTACGATTTGATAAATCCTATGAATCTGAAATTTATAAATACCAAGCTACTTCTGGTAGTGGTATTTGCTACTGTTTACAGAGTGATACTAATGGCTTTATAGATAAAGATTTTAGTAACTTTACACCTAAACTAAGTTCATGGTCAGTTAGTATGAATCTGGCATATGAGTTAAGTGAAACTATTTTAAAGGATACTCATATGACCTTAACTAGATTCCCTAATAGAAATGGTAGTTCTAGTTTATGGCTAATTAGTAATCCAAATATAAAAATAACATATTAAAAGGAGTTGAAATAATATGGCTTTTAAAATAGCAATAAGTGCTGGTCATGGTCGATATACTGCTGGTAAACGCTGTATGAAAGCTATTGACCCTAATGAAACAAGAGAATGGGTATTAAACTCTAGAATTGCTGAAAAAGTAGAAAAAATTTTAAAAGAATATTCTGATTGTGAAGTCCTACGTGTTGATGATAGAGATGGTAGTACTGACATTAGATTAATTGATCGTGCAAATGCATCTAATAATTTTGACGCAGATTTTTATTTAGCTATCCATCATAATGCTGGTATTAAAGGCAATTCTGGTGGTGGTATTATGGTATTCTCATATAAGTATGGTTCTACAGAATCTTTTGAATGGCAAAAAGAGCTATATAATGCGCTAATTAAGGAAACTGGTTTAAAAGGTGACAGAAGTAATCCAATAACTAAATCTAGTTTATATGAATGCCGTGTACCCAAAGCACCTGCAATTTTATTAGAATTAGGTTTTATGGATAGCACTACTGATACACCTATTATCTTAACTGAAAAGTATGCAGATCAATGTGCAAAAGCTATTACTGATGTAATTATTAAAAGAGAAAAATTAACTAAAAAGATAGTTAGTAAACCTGTTGTATCTGAACCTAAAGAAGAAATTATTATCGATAAAATAGATGAGTATTCTTTAACTGATTTTGTTAAAGACGTTCAGAAAGCATGCGGTGCTAAAGTTGATGGTATTGCTGGTTCTGAAACTCTATCTAAAACTATCACTATTTCTGCAACGAAAAACAATAAACACGCAGTAGTTAAGGCTATTCAAAAGAGATTAACTACTCTAGGTTATACTCAAGTAGGTACTATTGATGGCGTTGCTGGTGCTAAATTTACTACAGCAGTTAAAGCTTTCCAAAAAGATAATAATTGCACTAAAGATGGTGAAATTACAGCCAAAATGACTACTTGGAAAAAATTATTAGGTATGAAGTAAATTATAACAAATGAGGATATCTGAAAGGATATCCTCATTTAATTTTTCCCTAACAATTTTAATACATCTATAACAAACTATTAATAAGTCATTTATTCCAATAGAAGTAGGTGAAATTGTATAATGAAACTAAATGAGAATCAAATTGAAATTCAATCAAAAACTATGTTTTTGAAAGATATAGCTTCAAATTTTTATAAAGAACTACCATTTATCGATAAGTTCAATGCTACAGAAATGAATAAGATGAACTATGATTTACGTTTTGTCACTTTCAAAAAAATTGAAAGAATGATGAAAGTATCACAGTTCTACAATAGTCTATATTCAGTAAGTTTGCCTAACGAAACTAAACTCCATGAAGAAAAACTTAAACATATGAGATGGTTTGTCGATAAGTACAAAGATACACTAAACTATACTGATAGAATCAAATTTACATTTACACTTATAGATCCTGATTGTAACTATTCAGATGGCGTATATGAACAGTATAGTCAACTAAATTTCCAAAAGATTCTAGAAGATGGTAGAAAGATTATTAGATCCATTGCAGGAAACTTTAAGATTCTACATCAACACAATAACAGAACTATGGAAAAGTTTGAAATATATGATGCTCCTAATAGTAATTTCGTATTTCGTTTATGTTACTATCCAAATAAGAAAGCTTGGATAGAAATCGAGAGTAAGGAGTGATTCATATATGGCTAGAACTATTTTTAAATGTCCATATTGTGATAATAGATATATAGCTAATGATAAGAAGGATTATCCAAAAGCTAAGTCTGCACTCTATACACATATGGAAACAACACATAAAGACAAATTAGGTGATTTATCACCTGCACAAGCTTACTTCAACTTTAAGTATAAAAAAACTCATGGTTCTTGTGTAATGTGTCACAAAGAGACTAAATGGAATGAATCTGTCGAACGATATGAACGATTCTGTTCTGAAAAATGTAAAGAAGCTTATCGTGAAATGTTTAAGCAGAGAATGATGAAGAAGTATGGTAAAGAACATTTGTTAGATGATCCTTCACAACAAAAAAAGATGCTCGAAAACCGTAGCATTTCTGGTAAGTATAAATGGAGTGATGGTAAATCAGAAACCAAGTATACTGGTAGTTATGAGAAAGAATTCTTAGAGTTCTTAGATGTGGTTATGAATATGTCTCCTACTGATGTATTTTCTCCAGCACCACAGATTTTCCATTATGAATATGAAGGTAAAGACCATTTCTATATACCTGATTTCTATATTGCAACTTTAAATCTAATTGTTGAGATTAAAGATGGAGGTTCAAATCCTAATAACCATCAGAAAATTCAACAAGTTGATAAAGCTAAAGAAAAGTTAAAAGATACTGTAATGAAAAAGCAAAAAGAACACAATTACATTAAAGTGATTGATAAAGATTACAGTATTTTCTTAAACTATCTGTTAGAACTAAAGTATAAAGAAAATTAAAAGAGGTGAAATTAAAAATGATCCTTAATGAAAAACAAATAGAAATGTATAATGATTGTATTTTCTTAAATGAAGGTTTATTTAAATCTAGAGAAGAAAGACGACAGGAAAAAGAAAGAAAGCGTCAAGAAAAGGAAAGATTAAATAAATGTAAACAGGAAGCTTATAATCAAGCAAAGAATAATGCATTGAAAATGTGTCCTTCTCTACAATCAACTTGTAAGACAGCTATAACTGGTTTCAATAAACCAAAAATGCCATACCTGAAGATTGATACAGATATTAAAAAAATTAGTCAATGGATGTATCGTGGAGATAGTCCAAGTTATGAACATGGTGAGTATACGTTATATTTTTTAATACTAACTGTACCACACCCATATGCAGATTCAATTAAAGGATATGAAAAAGATGAAGATGGTGAAAATATCGGTTATGCAAATAATTTAAAAAATTATTTAGCCTATATCCATAATTCATTAGAAAAACGAATAGGTAATAAAAATTTTAAAATAGATGTTTTTAGAGAACATGAACATGGTGAAAAAGAATTTTATATATATGGAATTGATTTTAGAGAAGAATACAATAAAATCTTTGAATCATTAAAGAATAAGAATAATTAAAGTACAATGAAAATAAAAAAAAAAGAGATATGGTTACAAAAACCATATCTCTTTTTTACTTAGATTACTTCACCAGGTTTAGCACAAGATGCTAACATATCATAGATTCTATCATAGGTTTCCTTAGAAATTTTACCCATAATAGAATACATATTGTAGCAGATACTATTTAGATTTCTTAGGTCAATATTTGCATCATATTCAATGTAACCATTCATGAAAAGAATATGCATCATGAACTTATAGTTTTCGAAATCAATCTTTCCATTTCTGACATTTCTAGTAAATAGACCTACTAAGAATTGAGTATCATCATCCAATGTTTGCATTTTACTAGTTACATTAGAATTGATATATTCTACAATTTGTTTAGTTTTATATTCTGTACTATTCAGACTACTAAGTTCATCATATCTCTGTTTAAAAGCTTCTGTATTAAGCTTTTCCTGAATTGCATTGAAAGGAATATGATACCAATTATCGATAAGAACTTTATCAACTTTAGTTCCATCAGGTCTGATAACACAGTTGAATTCTGCTACATACTTACCTACAGAAACTTCATCTTTACCCTCAATAGTAAACAGTACAGAATCACCATTTTCTACAGGAATCGTCTTGTCAAAACATTCTCCTGTAATAGTAATTCCATTGTTTTCTTCTTCAGGATTCATCATATCCTTTTCTAAATCTTGAGCGTGAGGCATCTTTATTCTCCTTTACTTTTGATTTAAAACATTGTTGATTCTTTCAAATATAGCTTCACTGACTTTTGTATTAAAGTCACCATTTAGCATTTCTGTAAAGATTTCTTTCTTCATAGACAGAATATCAGAATCTTCTATGATAGAATTAATTCTATCTAGAATTTTTACATTTAGATTCTTTAATTCGCCTTTTATCATACTAGTAAGGATTTCATTCTTAACTAATTTCAAATCCTCATCAGCTTTATGTCTTTCAGAACCAAGCCATCTACACATTTCAAAATTAGGATTACCAGATTTACAAACTGCAATACAGAAATTGTTACTTATAAACCAATCATTATAATTGATTTTTTTAATTTCCATTAATTGATCCTTAAAATACTTGAGCATTTCTTTAATAGAAAAATATTTATCTCTATCATGTAATAAGAAATCTACAAGATTTTCATCTTCAATATACTTACTAAACTTGACTACAAATTCCTTAAATCTCTTTTTATCATTTCTACTAAAGTCTATAAACACATCTCTAGTAAATTTACTCCAATCGATTTGTCTACAATAAGTTTCATAGAAATCATTAGAATATCTACCGTAAAGAACATTAGGATTTATTGAGAAACTATCCCAGAGTATGACTTCTGGATTATGAGAATTTTTTTCTATGAATTTTTCAGTAAAATTTACATTTTGATTGATGTATATCCTATATCTTTTGAACATACTCTTTTGTTTGAATCTTAGAATAAGATTCTCAGTTATATTTTGAGTTCTAAAGATAGTAGTAAGAATATTATCAAATACATAATCTCTTCGATTTTTCTCTAAATCTTTACATTTCTTTACTGTATTGAGAATTGTAAACAAATGATCCTCATCGAAATCATGTGAATCTAAAAGAGTTTCTAATAAATGACTAGTAGACAAACTAAACTTGTAGATATCACTAAATTCTTTACCTGAACTTAAACTTTCAATCATAAACTGTAAACATTCTTTATCATAGGTCTGTTTCTTATTACCATAGAAGGTAGATTCATCATAAAAGTACTTAAAGTACTTCTTTACATGCTTAGTCTCTAATGGAATATTTTTACTAAGAATAGTCTTCCAATTTAGTTTGTCAGCATATTTCTCAATAATCTCATCGTGTTTCTCAAAATCCAATCTATTAGAAAGTTCACTCGGATACAGTTCAGCAACTTTGAAAATATCTACAAAAGACATAGTTATAGAATTGGTATCAATGATTCTTAAGAGGAATCTAAAATCGATAATAGGAAGATTTAAAATAAGATCCTTATAGGAGGTTCTTCTACAATCTCCATAACAGTCATAGTATAGGTATGTACCACTTAAAGCCTCATCTTCACTACGACTACAATTAGATTTAACCCTTTCACCAGTTTCTTCATCGATATGATAATAAATACATAATAGATCATGTACATTTGTCAGATCTACTAAACCTTTATAATAATCGTTTTTAATCATTGCATAGAACTTTCTTTCATCGTTGTCTTCAAATGTGAAGGTGTAAAAACCATCATCATCGTATAGTCTTCTTTTACGCATTTTCATCACCTTTATGTTTTAGATTTCTTTCAACTTCGTTTAAATAGATTTGATCGATACTGACAAATTCTTGCCTAGTATCTTTTTTTATTCTATATGTTATGTTTGACTTAGCTTTTTGAATAGATGGTGCAGTAGTGTATGCTTTATAGTTTCCGATAAAACCACTGTTACTATATACGGGTCCGTCATACAAGTATGTTTTCATGTTGTCATTCTCCTTTTTAGTATTTATCATTGGTTTCTACAATTAGTATATATATTTAAAAACCAATTAGGTACTTTTTATAGAAAAAACATGGAAAAACAACCTTTTAATTTCCATTAAAGAAGGTGTATTTATGAGTTTCATAGACAAACTAGCCATTTTTATATCTAGAACTGCCAAAGTAGCCAATATAGTTTCAAAAGGACTTTCCATCTCAGATGAAGTTATAAAAGAATTCAGTAAAAGTGGTACTGATCCTAGATTATCCAGACCTGTTAGAGAAATAATGGAAGTATTAGATACATACAATATCCGTTATGAAACTGAAAAGAAGTTTGATGATTGTAGAAACATCCGTTGTTTACCATTTGATTTTTGCATTTATACTAACAACAGATTTTTCTTAATAGAGTATGATGGATTGCAACACTATGAACCTTGTTTTGGATTAAATGAAGAACAGAAATTAGAGAACTTTAATCGTACTAAATACAATGATAGTATAAAAGAACAGTATTGTCGGGATCATAACATTACACTTCATAGAATTAGGTATGATGAAGATCATGTAACAAAAATTACAGCTATTCTAAGAAGACATAGAATGATATAGGATTAAGACTTTTAAAGTCTTAATCCTATTATTTTTATTCATCATCTTCAAATACTACTGTTAAGTAAATAGTACCACTTTCGCCAATAGCATATGTTTCATCTTCAATATCTGTAGTATCTACAATTTTTTCAATAAAACCTAATTCTTCAACTAGATCAAATGTGTCCTTATTAATCTTATAGAACATTAGAGTATCTAATTCAACTACAGTTATAGAATTATCAATTTCCTCTTCTTGAGTCTCATCTAGATTAGTTATAATAGTTTCTTCATCATCTATAGGAGTATATGATTGATCGTCTTCATTGTAAACAACAGCAATCGTATCATTCTCAATACTAGTTGTGCTTTCTACAATACTATCGATATTCAAATCAGTTAGTTCATCATCTAACATTTGATCGATACTACTCTCATCGTATATAACAGCTTCTTTAGAAAGTTGATGTTTATCAGGTATATATTGGAATTCATTAGCAATCTTCTTATATAGTTCAGCAGTGAAAGAATCCAAACCTTCAGAAGATTCTTTAGAAGCATTTTTCTCCTTAAATGCAAAGTCTGTAATGTTTTTCTTCATATCAGCTTTTTGCTTTATATAATTCAGTTTTGCAGTTTTAAGGGATATCAAGTTACTAGTTTGATCTTTAACGAATGATAGACTTCCTCTAGCTTGTGATCCTTTTATAGCATCAAAATGTCCTTTTAATTCACTGTATAAACTATCTAACTCATCGATCTCTTTATTGATCATTTCCATTTCATCATCAAAAAGACTCTTATCATACATTGATTCTTGTTTCTTTTCATTAGTCACTTCTATCAACTCCTTTCAAAAAAAGGTAAAAATTTTATAGATTTGTTATTCTCTATACTTTTCTGTATAAAGAAATAAGAGAAGAGGGGTTACCTCTTCTCTTATTATAATTTTTATCACAAAGGTCTCTCACTTACATAATTTACATCTAAAATATCTTGAGTACGGTTTGTTTTCATATATAGGGATGGTGTATACATTTTAAAACACTCCTTTGTAAACTAATGTTCCTATAGAGTTAAAGAACTAGTTTACGAATTTTGAAAGGTTAACTCTTAGTAACTCTTTAATGATATATAGATATAAAGACTAATAATGCGTAAAGATTCTTCTTAATCTCTAGTTAGAGTGTATAATGTCTGAATACCCTCATTACGAAGAACTCTAGTAGTTTTACCTGTAACGTCTAGTAGGTATTTAGATGAGTTAATCAACTTTTCACATTCAGCATTTGCTTCTTGTGAGTAGACAGATCTTAGTGAAACCGTGTCACCGTCAAACAATAATCTTATGCTTTAGAATTGTTAATTCTAAAATGCTTTGTATTTCAATACAAAGATGAGACTATATCTTTATATTCTCATTTTCACTATACTTATAGTGTAAATTAGTCGTTGAACTAGTATAATTCTAGCTGCTGATTATCCTTTAGGATTTTCCAGCAATTAAAGAACTTTATAGCGAACTTTTATGGTTAATCCGCTCCCAATGCTTCCAACATGGTATTATGAGGTATAATGGTGTCAATATAGTTGATATTTTCATCTATAACAGGACTATCCTCACTCCTAGTAATTACAGGATACTCATCATAGTATTTATTGGCAATCTCAATCTGTTGAGTCTTATAAGTAGTCATTATCTTGATTCTACTAGGGTAAATACTTTGATAGTTTTCAATAGGAAATCGAGTAACATATACATGTTTATCTTTACATACTCTAGTAGCGACAATATAGATAAGATCTAGTAGAGTAAACTGTCTTTTAAGCTCGTCTTGGAATAGATTTAATGGAGTATCTTTTACACTACCATCATCCATCTTAACAGGAACTAAAATAGGGTCTAGTCTGTTATCAGGAGATTTGATGTAAAGATTCAACATTCCCTTGATCTTCTCAGTTGTAAACTTGGACATTGGATTCACCAGTGTATAGTACTTTCCATTAGCAGCTTTAAGTTCACGTACTGAAGCAAAAGTTTCTCTAGCAAAATTATCAATCTCATATTGGAAGAAAGGATAGAAAAGGTTACATAAATGGGATAAAGGAATACCAGTATATGTAAACTTTACTAACTGATCTGCAGGTTTATTGGAATTAACACGACCTGCTGAGATAACACCTCTAGTACTATAGTCCACTGTCTTGCCGAGCAGACTATTCTTGAGAAGTCCACTCTTACCCTTAATATAGCTAGTCAAGTATTCATAAATCTCAACTAATTGTTTCTGTAATCTACTTTCAGTAATATGACCCATAAAATCAAAGTCACTATTAGAACTAGCTAGGGAAATTAGATTAGCATACATTTTGTTAATCTCATCTTCAGAAACTTTACCATGGTCTAATTTCTGTATATTAGAATCTCGGTAGGATGCAGGAATTACCAACCAGTACTTGACAAAGATCTCATCAATATCTAACTTGTTAAGTAAGTCTATAGTTCTATCACGTTCACCAGATCCAGATTTTTTGAACTTTAGTTTCTTAAAGTTGTCATACAACCAATTAATACCAGTATTACCATTTACATTGTCGGCAACTAACTCGCCTTTCTCATTAATTGAGAAATAACCACTACCATCAATGACTCTGACAAAGTTTCTATTCATCTTAGTAAGTCTCTGGTATAATAAAGGATGTAGAAAATGTCCTTTTAAATCTATATATCCGAATAAGGTTCTTCTATCATAACTACCAACTTGACCAAAGATTCTATAAGAAAGTAGACCGTCATCAGTAGGATACCATCCTTGATCGAATCTAATTGGATTAGTAACTTCCTGTAAATTGTTTACTTTTATGAATTTTTCTAGGTTACAAATATCTATCTTCAAAGGAAACATCCTCCTTTCATTATTTTTCTATAATTGTTTGTTCTAGGATATAAAAATTGACAAAAAAAGATGATAGTTTTTAGAAAACTATCATCTTTGTATTTTAAATCACATCCATATAGAATGTTTGTAAGTTGTAGTTATCTACTAGTTTAGTAAATCTTTCATCAGGTTTGTTATAACCATAACTAGGAATCAGGATTTCATTACCAAAACCCTGACCATACAGTACTATATCATAGATACACTCTAATCTATCATCTGCAAATATATCCCACTTAATTCCCATTTCCATAATAGGAATAGACTTTCTAGTATCAATAGTTGGAATAAACTCTATCTTTTCTGGATGAGCACAATCTTTAAAAAATTCTGCAGTACAATCTATTTTTGCATTGATTGAAGTATCAGATAGACAATGGGATACAATATAGATTTTCTCACAATATTCTTGATCTACATATTGTCGCAGGGAATATGCAAATTTTGTAAATGGAATATCCTTATAGAAATCTGGATGATTGAAGAAATCTGTAACTTCTTCTACAATATGCTTTGGTACTTCATCTACATCATTACGTTTTAACCAATCACAAGTATAGTACTTAGTTCTATCATACAGAAAACGATTAGACATTGGTCGAATGTTCATATACTTGCGATATTCCTCTAGATTCTTAGACTCTAGAATCATTTTCAGTTGCTTTGGTACGATTAAAGCTAGTGTATCATCAAAATCTGTTACTAGTACTTTAGGCTCTTTACCAGTACGTTCCGCTGCTTCTTGTGGTGTTTGTATGATGTTATAAGGTTTGACTTCTCTACCATTAAACAACATAATCAATAATCATTCCTTTCTATAAAAATTTGCTAAAAAATAAAGGACTGTATAAATATACAGTCCTTTATTCCATCTGATAACTAATCGATTATGCCTTTAGAAATATAGAAAGGTAAATCGCTATCAGTCATCCTCCTCATCGTCATCATCTAACAAAGCCTTCATGTTAGAAGCCTTAGTTAGACTAGAAGAAGGCTTTCTACCAGTTTTTCTAGGAGTTACTTCCTCTTCATCTTCATCATCTTCAGAAATGGCTTCAGCTCTCTTAGAACCTAGAGTGCTACGTACAGAACGCTTTAAACCACCAGCTACCTTGCCGCCAGACTTAGCTTCACCACTTCTACCATTAATAGTAAAACCATTAACTTCAAATACGGAGTCTACTAGGCCAGATACCATACCATAAGCAGTATTGAATAGTTCCTTAATAGCTACGATATCCATATTGACAACATCTTCAGATTCTACACCTTCATCATTGTAGAATCTTAGAGTCTGGTCGTTGCTCAATACATGCTTGTATTCTGCAGTAACTTCTGCATTCTGCACATAAGTAATGTAGACAGATACGCCATCTTCTTCAGCTACGATTTCAAACTGAGAACCATTGTTAGACTGAGCAGAGATATGGTTGATAATGATACCACCGATAGTACCTGCATCCATATCATTAGTGGGGAACATCTGCTCTAGCTGATACTTTACCTTTGATACTTCAAGTGCAGAGAAGTTAAAGTAACCATTATCAAAAGTACCATCTTCGTTCTTAACGAACTTACCATCATCGTCCAGAGTCTGAATTTTTAGAACCAGTTCATAGAAATTCTTATCAGACTTTCTTAGTGCTGCCAATAGAACTGTCTTATTCTCTCTCTGCCAATAGTTGGGACCACTGTTGCCCCACTTGTAAGTAATCTTTTCTCTTTCATTATTATTGCTTTTACTACCCTTATTAACTACTGCCATTTAAAATCTTCCTCCTTAAATTTTTGGGTGTGTTAAATGTTAAAACTAGATTTAATAGAATTATTAAAACAGTTTCTAAATGTATTATATATGTTTAGAAACTGTTTTAACATTTTAAAAACTGATAAAGGTGCTATAATACTCTTTGTTATTATATTGCATGAGCTTAATACCTAGACTCTCTAATAGCAAATTACCAACACGAATGTTATCATCAACGATATCTTCATAGTTGATAAATGGAATTAGTTCTTTAGGAATCTTAGTAACTGACTTTGGCATACAAATAGCAGTCATACCATAATGAGCTAAGTTTTCATCATTGAAAATTTCACTCTGAATTGTCTCAAAGAACTCAGTTCCATAGATAGGTTCCAGATCAGTAATGTCATTGATCTTTAACTTCAATAGATTGACTTTAGCAGGTGTTTGGATTGTGTTATTAGGATATAACTTATTCCAAATAATAGAACCTCTAGCACTAGCTACTTGATATGCATTTTTATAAGAATCGAAATCATTACACTTACCAGGAGTTAAAAATGTAATCTCACCATTCTTTAGAGAATTTCTAATCTCATCTTCAAATGCTTTAAAGATTCCTAAAATCTCAGCTATGTTAATAACTGGATCGTTTAGAATCTTTTTCTCAATCATATCTGTGAAAACTTTTCTAGTACGATTGTTAACATTTGCCTTCTTAATAGACATACCCTTCATGTCTATTTTTCTTTTGATATTACCTTCTTGTAATTCTAACTGTCCTGTGTACTGCTTCTTGTTTCGTGTAAGCATTAGTCGGGAGTAGAGGAACTCGCTCTTCATGTTGATAATTGGCTGCTTAACTTCAGTAACATTACAATTTTCTGTTAAACGATTCAATTCTTTCTGAATGAATTTTGCTAGAAATAGTATAGCTGAGTTAGGAATACTATACATCAACTTATCTGAATCTGGTAGATGTATAGTCTTGTGTACCCATTTCACATACGAGTCTAAAGCGATAAAGTTACTGTCAGTGTCGACTGTCAGTATAGTACTTCTTTCCATACTAAATGCTCTTTCAGCTCTATTCCAGTACTGATAGTCATAGACTACAAACTCTTCTAATAAACTCCACAACTTATCTAGATTCTCTTTAGTTTCATCATTAATCTCATTAGGATCAATAATCTCAAATTGTAGAATATTCTCTAGATATTGCTTTACTTTTTCATTTTCTAAGAATTCATAGATGTTGTTCTTGTAATAGACACGATTTACAGACTCTTTATCCAATCCATTAATCAATGTCTTTAAAGCAGATTTCTCTTCTTTAGTTAGTTCAACGTCCATTATTTCATACAATTTCTCTAACAAATCTTGCTTTTTCTTTACATTTTCTTTATCTAGAACTTTTAGAATTTTCATCTCACTATTGATGTTTTCTAGACAGTTATTGATATAAATGCAAAGATCACTGAAATTATCATAATGAACATTATTACTAAGGAAAGACTCGAAAGCTAGAATGGAAGTCGTAATTATGGAGTATCCCGTGTATGTTACAGAAGCCGGAATAACAGGATTATAGAACTGACTGTTCTTCTCACCAGTAGCACCATAATAGGAGTTATTCAATAGCTTAAATGTCTTCTGCATCATTTCATAGAATGACTCTTTAGCTACATCACCTTCATTAAGTGCTGCGAACTGAGCTTTCTTAGCAACTTTTCTTTCAGACATCAACCAGCTAACAAAGTCAGCATTTAAATTAATTGCCTTTTCATGTTGCTTGAACATAACTCCATAGCCAGTCATAATAGGTTTCTTATTCTCATAGAAATCTAAGACATTTAATAATGTATAATCATTCTCTACATTTTCATAGTTGTTTCTAATAGTTAAATTCTTTTCATTTGAGTTAAGTTTCTGATTTTCTTCTATTTGTTTATCTATTAGTTCTTCTAAAGTTTCTCTAGGAACATCTGGTTTTAGTTTTGTTAGAGTTGCTAACATATCTCGCTTATACTTTTGTACGAAAGTACTGTTCTGAATATCAGACATTTATAAAAACCACATCCTTTCTTAGTATGTAATAGATTTTTAAATGGAACTTTTTTGGATTAGGATTTTTAATTTAACTTATACTCTTTTACATATTCTGGAATATCAATCATTCTACTACATAAACCAGGAAATTCACTTAAATAAGCGTTGTCAAATTTTCTTACAGCATAAGAACTATCATTCATATCTATAGTAATATATGCTTTATTTTCCATTAATCCCTTGATATAAGGATCTTTATACATAAATACTCTATCAGGTTCATTATCACTACGCCCAAGATTATCTAAAATTTTCAGAAGTTTAGGTGAATCTTCGTTAGTTTTGAAGTTTATAACTTTACTTGAATCTTTATTAAATACTCCCATTTCTAAGTCAAACATAAACTTTCTTTCAATGTCTCTATTTGTCATATTTGATACTCCTTTATATAGTTTGGAATTCTATTCCATCTTACTAATAATAGTTCTTTATTACTTGTAAATCTTCCAGTACAATCGCCTAAACCAAATACTTTACCTACTGGATCTATCCATACATAAGCTTCACCTTTATACAACCAATTTTTTACTTTATCTATATCTTCACGTTCATTAAGTTCTAAATACCTATTATATCCGATATTGTATAAAAGATTGTATAACTTAAAGGCTTTTTTACCTTTTCTGAAGTATATAGTATGAAAAAATAGATCAAATCTTCCCATATTCAAATCAAATAAGAATCTTCTTTCAATTTCTTCATTAGTCATAATTTACACCCCATATTCAATTTAGTGTATTCCAATAGATAATCTGGTATCTCATTAAAGTATTTAAAAGCTGCTTCAGTACGTACACTAATATGACCAGTAGTATATGAGTTATATTCGTTTGAAAACCATATATACGAAGTTGAATATTCATTAGGAAAATGCTTTATTGCTTCATCAGAACCATCTCTAAATCCTATATTGGTTAATAGGATAAACAGATTCTTATATTTGAGTGTGTCTCTAGTTTTGAAGAAAAACATACCAGCATCATCTGTTATAAATCTTCTCATATTCATATCAAACTTGAATTTCTTTTCAATCTGTTCATTAGTCATAGTTGATAGTCCTTTATATATTTTGGTATTTGATTTACATTTGGATAATCACATTTATAAGTATATCTTTCAGATTTCATAAATTCCTTTTTTTCAGGAAATAAATTTACATAGAATGTTCTAGGATTTTTATTCCGTTTCCATTCTTTTAATATACCTTTCTCTAAAAGTCCTTTATAATAGTCTTTATAGCCAATATCTTCTAAACACTTAAGAAATTTATCATAATTAACATTTCCTTGAAAACTTATTCTAATACAATTTCTATTATCTTCTCTTTTGAATCTATCAAAATTTAAGTCAAATTCTAATCTTTTTCTAATTTCTTCATTAGTCATCTAATTTCACTCCTTTATAGATTCCCTTATAAAATCTGGAAATCGATTTTTAGGTGTTGATTTACTATCAAAATATGGAGCAGATGGTACGATTCTATAGTTTCTTCTATCTAAATAGACCTTTATAGTATTACTATTTTTATATTGACCACTTACATGTCTATATCCAATTCTGTCTAAAACCTTTTTTAGTTCGATTAACATACTATATGATTCACGATGATCTAAAACAAAATACACTATTCTATGATTCTCAGTACGCTTTACTTTATAAATTCCAAGTTCTAGTTCTAGATCGAATTTGAATCTTCTAACAACATTTTCATCAATCATATTTTATACCTTTTCACATAGTCTGGTACTTTATTGTAATACCAATCAGGATTTAAATATTCGTTATTTCTTATATTGTACTTTTTATTACGAGTACTTATTGTTACAATTATCATATTTCTTGGAGATAGGTGATATTCGTTTCTTTCAAAACCTAAATTATCCAGAATACTTATTAGTCTAAATCTAGATTTATCTCTTTTTCTTTCTATAAATCTAATTACTGTTGGATAATCACCATTTATACATCTAAATACTCCCATATTCAAATCAAATAGGAAACGTTTTTCTATTTCTTCATTTGTCATAATTCTAATACCTCTTTAATAAAGCCTAAAGTCCTTTATATATTCTGGTGCTTCATAACTTCTATAAGTCTTATCTTTCATTCCATAAGTGAAAGTTCTATTTACCTTATTTATGAGAATGTATTCTATATTTTCATAATCATGAGAATATATTGATGTATAAGAATAACCCCATAATTGTACTATTCTCATTATTCTTCTAGTAATTCTATATGGGGCATAAAATATTACTGAATCACCACTATATTTGATTTGTAAATCAAAATCAAATCTTTTCATAATTTCTGTATTAGACATAACATCACCTAAAAATTATCACGTATTGAATATTCTCTAACATATTCTGGTATAGGATTTGTTACTAAACCAGATACTTTAGTGTATCTGCTATAAATGGAATATGTCTTATTTGATATTATAATTCCAATGTATACAAAATGATTCATACTCGTTCTTGAGGCATAATTACTACGACATTCAAAACCTGCATAATTTAACAATTCACATAAAGGATTGCATTCAAAAATACTTTTAGTTTCAAACCATATATGAAAATCATCTGAACTTAATTTTTTAAATAATCCCATTTCTAAATCGAAAAAGAATCTTTTTTCTATTTCTTTATTTGTCATATACTCTAATCACTATCCTTTGTTAGAATGTACTCTGGAATTGGATTTTCATAATAGTTATATAATCTAGTATAATCATCATAGTAGCTATAAAGTTTACTAGTTGTATTTATAAGTATACCATCTCTAGCTAAGACTAAAACACTTATATCTTCATAGAAACCTATAACCAATCTGATTTAAAAAGTTTTTCATCTCTTTCATTTTAGCAAAGTTCTTATTATCAAATGGATAATCTTCCTCTTTAAATACTATAATTTTTCCATATTTAGTTTCGTGACCTTTTATTAAACCTAATTCTATATCAAATAAGAATCTTTTTTCTAATTCTGTATTACTCATACATAGAATCCTCCTATAGTGTATTTCTTACAATTATGAGATATTACATAATCTTTGATATACTCTGGTAATTCAGAAATCTCTTTACTATGAGGTAAACTACGAATGCTTATATTATCATAACATTGAAAGTATTTTTCTCCATTATATATCTTGATAATTCTCTTAGATTTTCCATACTCATAGTATCCATAAACATTCTCATCTAAAAATGAGAATTTCTGTGAATATCCATTGAATGCAAGTATGGTTTCTATATCTGAAATGTTATCATAAAAGTCATAGAAAACTATAGAACCATCGTCATTGGTTTTAAATACTCCCATATTTAAATCAAATAAAAATCTTCTATCTTTTTCTTCTTTAGTCATTTACTATCAACTTCTTTCTTACTTATATCGTATCGTTTTATGTAATTCGGTATGGTGTTATAATAATTTTCATAACAATGCAATCGATCAACTATATGAAATTCTTTATTTTCAATGGATATATTTATACTGAATCTTTTATTAAAGTTTCTTAAATCTTTCCTAGTGTATTTATATCCTTTTACAGTAACTTCCTTAAAACCATTATTTTCCAATAATCTTACTAGTCTTATGATATTTCTATCACATTTAAATGCACACAATTTATCGTAATGACCATATGGTTTAAATATACCCATATGAAGATCGAATAAGAATTTTTTCTCTATTTTTTCACTATCCATTTATAATACTCCTAAAGAGGTTTTTTCATGTAGTAGTTATTTACATAATCTGGAATTTCATTTACTAATCCTTTTGATATATAGAATGTGTGTATTGTAACATTGTTATTAGAGTAATGGAAAGAGTATTTTTTATCTAACCTATCAATTTCCAATATATCCTCATTACCACAGTAGTAATTGTATTCAGATTCTTTATAACCTAACTCTTTTAATATATTTGAGATCTTAAATAAGGATTCACTAGAACCCTTAAAAATCAAAAATTCCTTACCATATATTTTCTTAGTCTTAAAAATACCTACATCTAAATCAAATTGGAATTTCTTTTCTATCTGTTTATAGTCTGTCATGTTTTATAATCCTTTACATAATCTGGAAGTAAGTATATAGATTTATCCATACGCACATCACTTTCATACTTTGTTGCAATAAACAATTTCAATTCATTATCTATACCAATTTTAATATATTTATAGTTGGTATATGGATAATCTACAGGTTGTCTAGTATAATAATCAGTATCATGACCACAAAGATCTTTATAACCATTCTTTTTTAAAATAGTTATTACTATTAGTACATTCTGTATAGTATCACCAAAAGTTACATCATTACGCAAATCTTTTTGATATACAGTATTTAAATCAAATATGAATCTTTTCTCTATTCTTTCATTACTTTGTCTATCATACATTTGTAATACTCCTTTTCATCAAATTCGTCAATGTAATCTGGTATTTCATTAACAGTGTCATTAAAATGTCTAGCAAATATTCCATATGGTGACATTATAACATAATTTCTAGATTCCTTATAGATAGCAATTGGACTATCCCAATATATTGGAAAACCACCCTTGTATTCTAATGTGATTAGTACTTTTACAAGTTTTCTATTATCTTTTGCTCTAAAAATATAGTATCCACCCTCATTAACATTTGTATTTATAGTAAACTTGAATAAACCCATTTCTAAATCGAATTCGAATCTTTTTAAGATTTCTTCATTAGACATTTTAACACATCCTTTATACAATCAAATACAGTATACTTATACTCACTTACATATTCTGGAATTTCATTAATAGAGTTTTCCTCAAATTTACCAGTTGATCCACATAAATTAACCCAAGTATGAAATTTCTTTTCATCCTTATCTATACATAAAAATACTAATGTAATATAGTTTCTATTTTTATTATCTTTAACAAAATACTTATCATGATTAAGATTTATTTCATTTACAAAGTCTAATTCTTCTAGAATTTTTATTAACTTTAAATATAGCTTTTTATTATATGGAGGAATAGAAAATAGTATTTCTCTTGTAGGTCTATCTTCAACTTCACTAATATACATATTACCATTTGCATATGTTACAACTGTTCTACTACCATATGCAAAACTACTATTACCAAAAGTAACAGTATTAGCACTATATGCATAGCTTCCATTATGATGATTATTTAAAATAGATTTTTCTTTAATAGATTCTTTGAATCTACATACTTCTAGATCAAATTGAAATCTTTTCAAAATTTCTTGATTAGTCATTTAGTTCTCACCTCTTTTATAAAACTTTCTATCTTAAAACAATTATATATATTTGATAAACAAATTAACTCTACAGAAAGTAGGTGACTTATAAACTATGGCAAGAAAATGGATTTATTTAGATGAAGAAGTTAATACAAATGAAATAAAGGATCAAACTGGTGTTGATGCTAAACGTAAAGAACTTACTGATCGTAAGGAAGAATTAAGAAAAGAAAGAGCAACACTAGCTGGTCAGGTTAAAAACAATCTAGTTAATACAAAAAATAACTTTAATGATGAGAGAAAATTAAGACAACATGAAAAGAATCTTAATGCTAAAAATAATAACCCTCAAGTTCAGCAGGGTATAAATACTGGTACTGCTTCATCCTCTTTATTAGATGAAGAAAAGGAAGATGCTTCCATTAAGGATAATACTTCTAAGGACGATTTCACTAAAGAAATGAAGAAAAATCCTGAAGAAAGTATTAAAAATGAGAAGCAACCTTTACAGGAATTTGTAGAACTTTTCAAATCTTTTAAGACTCTATAATTTTTCTGTGTTCCTAGTGTTGTTTTTTACTTATTAAATCGAAAGATTTAAACAATCTAATAAAGCTTTATATGAGACTTTTATTTTTCACATAAATCAAATTAAGAAAGAAAGGTGTTAAAATATGTTACTTGATGATTACAAGAATGTAAATAAAAAGCTAACTTCTGAGGAAGTTGAAAAAGAGCTAATTATGCAGGAAGACTTCGATGCTATCGTTGAATGGATTCAGGAGAGTGGCTATCTAGCTAACTCTGATGAGTATTCTGTTTATGATGAAGCTGTTAGTATTCGTACTAAGAAGCTAACTGGTAAGGAAGTTATGAGTAAGGAGCAGTATGAGTCTCTAGTTCGTTCTAAGGCTGCTCTAGCTGCCGCTAAGTCTGCTGGTAGTGCTGACTACGCTAAGCTAGTTAAGGTTTCTCGTCTACGTAAGAAGCTAATTGCTAAGATCAACAAGCAGTATGCTTCTACCGCTAGAAAGACTGCTAAGGCTGCTGTTAAGGCTGCTAAGAAGACTTCTAATACTGTCGTTAAGACTGCAAAGGAAGGCAAGGGCGGTACTAATGGTACTCCTAATAAACCAAAGGTTGTTAAGGAAAGCGATAAGAAGTAATTCTTTTAGTTTTCAATAACTTTACTTTAACTAAAAAATAAAATAAAAAACACAATCATACTAACTGGGTTTATTACCAGTTAGTATGATTTTTTACTTTAGTTTCATTTATATATACTAATAACGATAATAGTTTAACTATATCAATCTATTAGTAAGATAAGGAGAATCTAGTTAAATGAAAATAGCAATGGTTTCGCAACCAATGACAGGAAAATCAGAAGAAGAAGTTAAACGAGTTAGAAAAGATGCTATCAAAAAACTATGTGAATTAGGATATGAAGTAGTTGCAACTACTTATGTAAATGAGGAAGAACATAAGAAATATCTAAAAAGTAAAACTATAATTCAACATCCTATTTTCTATTTATCCAAAACATTAGAACAAATGTCTTTTTGTAATGCAGTATATTTTTGTAAAGGTTGGAGTAATTCTAAGGGTTGTATGATTGAACATTATGTAGCATCTATTTATGGATTAACTATGATTTATGAGGATGATAAAGAAAGGATTGATTTCATAAATGGCAAAGAAAACTATTAATCTAAATGAATTGATAGCTAATAAGGAAGAATTCTATCAAAAACTAGATCTGTATGAAAGAAAAGTATTAGATGTATATAAACGAAGAAAGATTGAAGTTACATTCTCTCTTAATGATGTAGTTTATGAATGTAGTTTAGCTAATCTAATTACTCAGATGATTCTGTTTATTCCATTTGTTAATTTGAATGAAATTCCTTCTAACGATTTTGTAATTCTAGACAAGATTAAGAACTTCAGTAAAGGTACAATAATCTCATACTTCAATGACATTATCAATCACGTTATCAATGAACTAGAGATTACTGACAAAGAGTATTATGACAAACTAAATGTTTCTATTAAGGAATCTATTAATCACTTATCTGACTTGAGTGGTAAGTTCAATGTCTACTCTGGTAGTACTATCATGCTTCACGATTTGATAAATCTTTATAGCGAGAATGAAAGATTTAAAGAACTAGTTGATGAAGAAGTACCTAATGGATTAGACTTCTCTGAGATTGAAGAGTTTGTCAATAAGGAATTTGATGAATTGATGAACATTCTTGAAGTAGAGGATACTTGTTTTAGACCTTACTTTAATGCTAAGACTGGTATTAACAGAAAACAGTTTAAAGAAATTGTCTCTACGATTGCTCTGAAAGCTGACTTGGATGGTAATTTGATTCCTTATTGTATTCAAGCTAACTATCTTAAGGGTTTGAACAATATTACTGACTTCTTTATTGTTTCTATTCTGGCAAGAAAAGCCTTGATAACTAGCCATAAGCGAGTGAAAGAAAGTGGGTATTTGACTAGAAAATTGTCACTACTTTTGATGGACACCTTCTTATCCAAGGAAGAGGATTGTGAAACTGATGAGTATATTGAAGTTTTAGTAGATTCTAAGGATACTGCAAAACGTTACAATTTGAGATATTTCCTGAATAAAAAGGAAAATTGTCTAGAAAGATTTGATACTAAGTTACATGAAAACCTAATTGGTCAAACTCTAAAGTTCCGTAGTCCTATTAAATGTAAATGTAAAGATGGTAAAATCTGTCATACTTGTTATGGTGATCTATCTAATGTGAATAATGATATTCATGTAGGTATCCTAGCAGTTCTAGAGCTTACTGAACAGCTTACTCAGAAATTGCTTAGTGCTAAGCACTTACAGACAACTGCCTCGGACGTTATCGATTGGCCTAAAGAAATGTTACAATACTTCATTGTAGATAAGGGTTCTGTATACATTGATACTGAGAAAGAAAAGTCTGGTGCATTTATCGTAATTGATGATGATGACATTGAAAGAGACGATGATGATAATAGCATCATTATAAACAAGTTCTCCATTAGAAGTCGTCTAGGAACTGAAATTGAGATTACTCCTCCTATCAGATTAGTATTCTCTAGAACACTTACTGATCTAATTGAGAATAATCCAGTAAGAGATTCCAATAACAAAATTACAATGAGTGTTAAATCTCTATGTGCTATTAACGATGCTATCTTTACTTTCAATCTAGAGAATAATGAGCTGTCTACTTCCCTACAGGCAATTATTAATCTGATTGAAAGTTCTGATCATCTAGGTATTAGTAACATTGATGAAATGACAAATAAGTTCCTAGAACTACTAAATGAAGGTGATATTGGACTAAATGCAGTTCATGCTGAATTGATTCTAAGAGAACTATGTAGAGATGCTAATAGTCTCACTAAGAAACCTGAAAGATATGATAATGAGGAGAATTATCAGATTCTAAAGGTTTCTGATGGTATTTTCAATTCTCCTTCTTCTGCTGTATCTCTAAGTTTCGAGCATTTGAAGAAACAAATCCAGTCACCTGAACTTTATGAAAAGGATGGTACATCTATTCTAGATGACCTGTATTTTAACTAATTAAAAATTTGTAGAATAAGTATATAACACATACTTATTCTACATTTTTTTGAAAGGAAGTTGCAAAAGATGATGAATTTTGAATCTGAATTTAGACAGTTACAGAGTGAATTTTATAGAATACGTAGTGAATTTGATAGTTTCCAAGGTCAGATAAATACTAAGCTAAATAATAAGTATGATTGTGATTCCGTAGAATACAAACTAGAACAGATAAGACAAAGTATAATGATTTTAGAAGCTAGAATAGAAGAAAAATTTTCACTATTACCCCATCAGCAAGTATTAAATGTTTACTACTTAGAACATAAAGAGAACTATAATAGTGTATTCTATGATCTATATGAATTATCAGAATTCTTAAAGGAAAAGATCTTTAAAGATGAAAATGTTCATTTTAAAGTATTTAGTTATAATACTGAGTATTCTTTTCATGTAAATCTAAACTCTAGAGATACATATTTCCAGTATTCCAATTTTGAAGCTAGAGATTTTCTAATCAAAATTCCATGTTTTGATGAAGAAAATCCAACTCTAGAACACTATAAGTATTGTATAAATACTGAAGTATTAGTTAGAAAACTAAAAGAGACTATTTTCAATGGTATTATGACAAACTAATAGAAAGGAAATGATTGTAATGACAAATTATCTTGATGCTAAATCTGCTATTTCAACTTGTGAAAGCTATGTAGATAATTCTATCTCTTCAGTTTCAAACATTAATGTTACTGATGTTTCTTTAAATTCTATTCTCTCATCTAAAACTATAGATGATTCAGGACTAAGTGATTGCGCAACATCATCAAAAACAATTACTATTAATTCAAATGATATTAGTAGTAATTGGTGGACTACTACAGGTGGTACTTCTATAGGTACTATTAGTCCTAGTTATGATTATGTTACTGTATCTGGCACTTTAAATGGTTATCTTAGTAATAATGAAGCAAAAATACAATTTAGTATTTTAGAAAGATATTTTAAGATGGGTTTTGTTAAGTCTAATAAATACGATAAAGAGCTAACTAAGAGTGAATTCCTAGATTTAGTAACACTCTATATAAACAGACTTACTAAACGAGATGATTGTAAAGTAAGTTTTGATAAGGATATAATGTTAGAAACACTTACTTTTAATATTGATAGATCTACATCTTTCACTCTAGATAATGATAAAGACTTATTACCAGAAACTTACCTATACTTTATGGACAAATTCTATGTAAATACAGAAAATCTCTTAGCTATTCTAAAGAAAGCTACATTTAACAGACTTCTAGATGTACAAGTATAAAAATCTGTAATAAAGAATTTTTTAAATATATATTCTAAATTTGTATAGTACGTAAATCTTTCTATGTACTATACAGATAAAACTTTTTTACTATTTTTAAAGGAGACTAAACACTATGACTAATCCCACAATTACTAATGAATTAACTAAGAAGATCAAATCTAGTAAGATCTATGGCTTTTTCCATAACGATCTGGACGGATATGGATGTGGTAAAGTAGGAGACTGCTTCGTAAATCTTGCAGGCGCAAGCTATCTAACTTACGGAAAAGTAGATAGCGCAATCGATGAATACTGCAATAAGACATACAAAGAATATGATGGTCTGATTGTAGCAGATCTTAATCTAAGTATGGAAAAGTTGGAAAAGCTTAACAAGCTGGTCGAAGAAGGTCATATCGTTATGTATTTTGACCATCACTTCAAGTCTTTGGATCAGTTTGATTTCTTTAAGAAGTCCAATATCATCTTCAAGTACGATAAGGATTATTGTGCTACTTACATCATGTTCAAGTATTTCATGTCTAATGGTTATACTACAGATGTAAATACTGAAAAGTTCGGTGAGGTTATCACCTTGATTGATTCTTGGGATATGTATAAGTGGAAGGATCCTAATACTTTTGAAGTAGTTAATGAGAATGCTTATAGTCTCAGTCTCTACTTCAAGAATTTTGGTTTTGTAAAGACCATTATGAAGATCGATAACTACATTAACGATAGATTTAACAATCTCTTTAGTAATACTGAAATTTCTATCATTGACTTCCTTAAGAGAGACATCAAACGTGGAGTCTATGATAGAAACAAGAATCTTGTTGTAATGCCTTATACTTTTGAAGATGAGACAATGGATATTGGTGTTACTTTTGCAGATAAGGATGTTACTGAAATTGGCACTATGTTGAATGTTCTGAATAAGAATCTTTCTTTCATTGTAGTCGTTGATATGACCCATAAGAGTGTTAATTTCAGAACCATTTTCAATAAGCCTAATCTTGCAAAGATTGCTGCTGTTTATGGTGGTGGCGGTCATCCCAAGGCGGCTGGTTGTGTATTAACCAATGAAGCTTTCAATGATTTTGTAAGTAGGACTTCTAATAGAGGTGAATCTTTTATCTCTTTAGAAAAAACTGAAGAGTAATAATATAAAAAGGGGTATTAGATTCTTATCTAATACCCCTTTTTTCAAATTGAAATAAACAAATTTATCTATACATTTTAAAAACTAGGTGTATAGTAAAATTAATAAAATTAGGAGAGAAAAGACAAATATGAAGACTAAAATTAATAAGAGATATATGTTCGGTATAAAAATTCTTTCTATACTGATTTTACTTCTCTTTACAACTTTCGTGATCGTATCTGTTATTAGATCAACTAATAATGTACAAGATATTATTGTATTTGAAGAATCAAAAGAAGCTATTAGTGAAGAATCTGGTGGTTTACAATCAACTAATAAAGTTACATACGCCAATTTGATTGAAACATCTTTTGATTCTGAGGGAAAATCTTTTAATGAAAATATTAATTATAGTCTACTAATAGAAGAGTCATTAAATGATATTCAAAATACCGATTTTAATCAGGTAAAAGAATATGAAAGATTAAATAATCTTAAGGTAGATTATATGAAATTAGATAGTCCTAAGATTGAATATTTTAAAGATTTTAATTCTTGGGAAGAATTATTCATGAGTGATACCTTGGATGATTACTTTATTGAGAAAGATGAAAAATACATGATTGTAAATGTAACATCTTGTGTAAATTTAAGAAGTGGTCCTAGTACTTCATATGATGTAGTAGATACACTTAAGAATTATACACCTGTTACTTTCCTTGGTTTAATTGTAAGTGAGGAAAATGGAACATGGTATAAAGTTTTATCTAATGAACAAATAGGATTTATTCATGGTGATTATGTATCAATCTATGATGAATCTATCATTCAAAATTCTATTAAAACAAATTCTACAAATACAACTACTACTTCTAAAGAAGAAAATATTCCTAAAAAGGAAGATGTTTTAGTAGAAGAAACTATTCCTCCTACAGATAATAATACAGAAGAAACACCATCGGTTGAAGAAACCATTCCTACTACTGATTCTATTGAGGATGATAATGTGACTGATGTTCCTGAAGAAACTATTCCTTCTGAAGAAACTACTCCTGAAAATAGTGATATTGATGAAGAAGATCTTTATTGGTTATCAGTGGCAATCACTATGGAAGGCGGCTGTTCTTGGTATCCTGAGTGGTTAAGAAATTACATCGGTTGTGTTGTACTAAATCGTGTAGAATGTCCCGATCTTTATTCTGACACTATTTATGGAGTACTTCATGATCCTGGTCAATATCCTTGGGCGGGAGGATGGCATAAAGAACCTTATGAATGGTGTGTTGATACAGCTAGGGATTTGTTAAATGGTAATAGAATGTTACCTTCTGACATAATCTATCAAGCTGGTTTCAAACAGGGAAGCTACGTATATGAACAGTATTATGATGATGTATTAGGTAGTTATTTCTACTTCTGTGGTAGATAACATAGAAAGAAGATAAGGATTCATTTCCTTATCTTCTTTTTTTTTATTAAAAAAAACTAGAAATATATATTATAAAGATGAAAATTCTATAGAAATGGAGGTTGAATCTTTTGTATAAGATAGAAGTACTGACATCTAGTATAGTGATTCACGACTATAAAAAAGGTAACTATATTAGCTTTAAGAATAAACTATCTGTATGGCAAAAAACAAAAGGTGGTGGAAGTTATATAACTTGGTCGGCTTATGAAGAAGATGAAGAAAATGAAACATTACGTATTCATAAAGGTATTAAGTTAAATGAGTTAATGTACTATTTTCCTAAACACACTTTAGAATATGATACAAGTGGAAATCCTTGTAAGTACATGAAACTAAATTTAACAGTAAAACCTAGAAGTGAGATACAGGAAAAGAGTATAGAGTACCTTTTAAACAAGAGTGAATTTTCAGAATTTAAGAATGAAACACAAAAATTCCTATGCTTGAAGCCAGGTGATGGAAAAGCACAACCAGTTAATACTGTCATTCCTACACCTAATGGTTTTAGACAACTTGGTGATTTAAATGTAGGTGATTATGTATTTGATAGAAATGGTAATCCTACTAAAGTTACTGGAATTTTTAGGAGAGGTAAATTAGACAATTTTAAAGTTGAGTTAAGTGATGGTCGTATAACATATTGTAATGACGACCATCTATGGACAGTTAAATACGCATCTATTGACAATAATACTAAACAAAGAGTTATTAAAGAACGCACTATTCCGCTTAGTGAGATTATATCAAAAGGTGTACTAAATAAACAGAAAAGATATAATTTCTGGATTCCTATGAATGGAGAAGTTGAATATCCAGAAGTAACACTTCCTGTTGATCCTTATGTTTTAGGATGTTTTATTGGAGATGGATGTCTTACTGAAAAGGCTCTAACATTGAGTGCAAAAGATGAATTTATTACAAACAAAGTAGCTAATATATTAGATTGTAAGCCATTTAAATATCATAAATCTAATTATAGTTATAAATTTGAAATGAAACATAAACTATTTTCAGAAGATAGTCATACTTTTTATAAATACATTAGAACTAAGGATATTTTTGAAAATAATGAATTTAATCTAGTTGGATATAAGTCTGATAACAAGTATATTCCAGAAATTTATAAAACTGCAAGTGTAGAACAACGTTATCAATTACTTCAGGGTTTATTTGATACAGATGGATATATTGCAGATAATGATAGATGTCACGTAAGATATGATACTATTTCTAAAAATTTGGCAGAAGATATAAAAGAAATTTTAACATCATTAGGTTTATCAGCTACTATTTGTGAAAATACTAGAGAAAATAGAGAAAATTATAAATGTTATGTAGTTCGTGTTAATATTCCAAATTATAAAAAAGTTAAACTTTTCTCTATGCCAAGAAAAGTAGCAATTGCTGAAAAACATAAAGATGAAATTAAAAGAAGAGATTATGATTATATAGCTATTACATCTGTCGAGAAAATGGATAATCAAGAAGAAATGCTTTGTATCAGAGTAGATAATCCAGATCATCTATACCTTACCTCAGACTATATAGTAACACATAATACGTATACAGCTATCAACTATGTAACTAAATCTGGTAGAATCCCAATTATTGTAGTTGACAATGATAAAATTTTAAATCAATGGAAAGAATCTTTTAAGAAATTTACTGATATAGAAGATGATGAATTATTTGTAATTTCTGGTAGTTCTACTATCAAGAAACTAATGAAACAGACTAATAACCCATACAAAGTATACTTAGCTAGTCATAGAACTCTAGATTCATATTGTAATGGTAATTGGGAGCTGATAAACGACCTATTCCAAAAACTAGGTATTGGTGATAAGATTTTTGATGAAGCTCATATAGAATGGAGAAACATTTTCTACATTGACATTAATACAGATGTAAAAAATACAATCTATCTAACAGCTACACCAGCTCGCAGTCAATATAATGAACAAGAAGTATATAGTCGTTTATTTGATGGTATTGTTACATTTGGTTTAACTGAGTCTAGAGATGTAAAATATATCAGATATATAGAATATTTATGGAGTTCTCACCCTACAGAATTTCAAGAATTGAATATGTCTAATGCACATGGATTTGATAGTAATGCTTATAATGATTATCTATTAAAACTCAAGTATGATAGATTCTTTAAACTATTAAAGACTCTATTGAATGATCTATGGAATAAAGATCCAGATCAGAAGATTGCTATAGTTGTAAACTGTAACAATATGATAGAAAAACTATATGATGACTTTTCAAAATCCATTTTCATTAATAGTCAAACTAAGAAAGCTAGAAAAATTAAAGTTGGTAGATTTTGCGGTTTAGTACCTAAGTCCTCTAGAGATAAAGAGTTAGATAATCAGCTAATTCTAACAACGCTTAAAGGATTTGGTAAAGGTGTAGATGTTGATGGACTATGTATTGTTATTAATACTGTTAGTGTATCTTCATCAGTTATAATGGAGCAATTGTCAGGTAGATTAAGATATAAAGATGGTGTAAAAAAGTATTTCATACAGTTAACAGATCAAGGTTTTAAACAATGCCGAAATCATAGTAAAATTCGTAATAAATTCATGCAAAAAGTAGCTAAAAAATCTTTTATTTTAAACGAAAAAAATTAAAACAAAGTATTACAAAAAGGTATGTGAAGAAAGGGAATACTTATGAATTTCGGTAATCTAGAAAAAATTGAAGAACTTATTCTAAGACCGTCTAGTAAGTTTTCTATAAAGAATACAGTCATTTTAGGTAGAAGAAATACTAAGACTGGTAATAGAATAGACTGTTTTAAAGAAGATTGTTACAAAAGCAATAAATATACTAACTATCAGTATGTTGGAAATTTGTATATAGAAAGTTCAGACTTTTTAGTATTTAGTTGTAAAGATAATGATACTAATAAAGTAAATGAAGTATATAGTTCCTATCAGCATATACAAAAGATAAGAAATGCATTTAATAAAGTTGCAGAAGATATAGAAGATGCTTTTAGAATTTTTGAAGATGGTACTATTGTATTAAAGCCAGAATATGAGGACTATGCAGTAAAGATTAACAATTTAGTGGGTAACCATTGTATACAAATCGTATTTGATGTAGTTTATGATGAAGATAGCGTGAGTAATAAGTATGATAGAGGAGTAACTATCTTCTTTAATGAGGAGAACTACTATACGACCATTAAAGAAGAAGAATTACATGGTATAACATACTTTATAAACAATTTTAATCTGTTATCTTCATCACAACATTTAAAACAAATGGCATATATGCAACAATTAGCGCATTCTTTAGAATTAGAAAATATAGAAATGTTACCTGTAGAATATAGCTATGGTAGTGGCGGTAAAATAGCAACTAATAGAAAAAGAAACTTTAAAAAAGTTTCTAAAGAAGATGTAGAAGAAGAATAAAAAGAAAGGAAAGTATAACTATGGAGCAGATACAGTATATAAAAGTTAATGACAAGTTTATAAAACTACATACTGAGTTTGATGAATATTCAGTAGTTAAAGATGATGCATATTTGGTTAATGATCAGATTTTTATATACAAAGGAAAATATATCAAGAGTAAGCAACCAAAACCTACAGGTTTATATCTAAAAGATGATGGTACTTTTATAAAAGTTGGTAAATCAGATATTTCTAAAGATAGCATTGTAAAGAAAGACAATAATGATTCTCTAAGTTCTTTACTATCGAATATAAGAAAAATGGATAAACCAACAGGTACTAAAAATTCGACTAGTAAAGTTTCAGTTAAAAAAACATCTGCTAAAGAAAAGAGAAAGTTAGAGAATAACAAACGTATTAAGCGAGACGAAGTACTAAACTTCTCTATTTTCCCTGAAGACGATCCAATGGTTAGAATCATCAAGGAAAAGATAAATTCCATTTCCCTCACAATGGCTGATATCTATGAAGTTGTAGATTCTGATAGTGTTGGTTATAATCTATTCTATGGTTTATCAACTAGACCTAACATGACTTGGAAGACTTTTGAAGTATGGTGTAATATCCTAGAAGTAGAACCTAATTTGACTATTAAAGACAAAGATTAAAAAATGAAAATAGACTCATATACCATAATAGGTATATGAGTCTATTTTTTTAAGTATTTTCCATTACTCGCCTTCGAATTCTACTTCAGGGTTAGAATCCATTACTAACTTCTTTAGTAGAGTGAAGGTAGCACTGTCTTCATATTGTACCTGTCTTGCAGATAAAATTTTTTTACATAATGCTTTAGAAGAAAGGAAAGTTTCATTGTAGTATGCTTCAGCACTTAAGTCTGGATCATCTACTAGAATCTCTTCAACCTCTTCTTCTTCAGTAACTATAACTTTTTCCTCATCAGTTTCAATTACTGGTTGCTCTTCTTCATGAACAACTTCTTCTACTGCAGGTTCTTCTTGAACTTCTACAGTATTTTCAGCAACTACTTCTTCTTGCTGTTGTACAGGTTTTTCTTCTTCTACAACAGGAGGAATAAAATCAGGAATTTTAGTTTCCTTTACATCAATTGTCTTTTTTACAGAAGGATTCTCAATAATCTTAACTGGATAACCTAGTTTGGTTAGATGATTGTAAAGCTCTTCAGTAATTAGAACAGGTCTCCGAATTGGACCTAGACCCAACTGTGGAATATGACCTCTTTTATTGATAGTCACCTTAATACGACCCAAGTTCTTTCTCACCTGCACTTTCATTTTTATTTAAATATTCTATATTAAAAGTTTATACAATTCGTCTACTAATTATAGAAACTTTTATTATATAACGTATTTAATTGTTAGATATATAGGATTAAGCAAACCAATCAAGAATGTTGTAAGATTCTTTTAATTCTTTTTTCTCATCTTCTTCGGATTCTTCCTCTTCATCAGAGTCATCATCCTCATCTTTATCTTCTTTATCCTCTTCTTCGGACTCGTCTTCATCCTCATCATCGTCGTCCTCATCAGCGGACTCGAATAAAGCATTAAACTCTTCCTCTAAAGAAGCGAAATCTTCATCTAATTCTTCATCTTCATCTACTTCCATTTCCTCTTCTTCAGAAACAGGTTCGACTAGACCACCTTTAGGAGCCTCAGTATCACAAACCTTAGCTTCATCAGCCTGTGGAATTACATCACCCTCATCAGGACAATCTACTTCTAGATTAGTACCATCGCACTCTTGAGCTTCTAATAGTTCCATAGCACCTAAGATGTCACCCATCTCAAATAGGAACTCAGCAGCTTCATTACTAAACTCATCAATATTTACAGGAGTCTTCTGATTATCAGCATAATCAACTTCCTTATTTAGCTTAGTATCTGCATCTGCATCACTAGCATACTGAGTGGAGAAATCATCCTTGTAATCTTCAGGCTCTTGAAGCTTAGTAGTCTCATCAGTGTCAGAAACAGGCTTCTTCTCGAAGTTGTCCTCATACTCTACTTCATTCTGAAGATTAGTAATTAGATCATCATCAACTACAGTATCCTCAATGAATAAAAATGGCATCTCATTTTTTAACATTTCGTTATTCACTCCATTCTCACTAATATTTAAAATTCTATTATCAATAAAGTTTTCAAATTCGGTGTCTTCATGAATGAGCATATAGAAATCTTTCTGATCCTGCTCTTTCTGAAGGTTAGCATTAATTTTCTTAGAAATATTGTTTAGCATAGGAGACAAATGCCCTCCTTCCATTTATTTTATATATTTTTATGAATTTGTTAATAGTTCTATCTCATTTTTTAATATAAAAATGAGACAAGGTATCAAAAGATACTCTCTATAAGTAGGGAAGAAATTATGTTTCTTAAGACTAGTTAAGAAATCATCATCTATTTCTAATTTTTTGTTAAAATACTTGATAAGAATATTCTCTAAAAAGTATTCCTTATCATTATCATAAAGAATATCGCTATTGCAATTAACAACAAACTCAGACTTATGAGGTGTAATAAAAGCATGTCGCACTAAATGTTCTGGGTCAGCTTTATCTATAAAACCATAATTAGTATTACCTAGTCTACCAAAGACATCATCATATGATAAAGAGATAGTTTTCTGAGTTTTATAGTTCTCATAACTAGTATCTAGTTCTTTAATAACTTCATTATGACTATCAGATGGAACATAACATACTCTATAGTACTCGTTATAGTCTAGACTAAATGGATTATTCTTTAAATTCTTTATGATTTCCATAGTTACCATATCTTCTAGTTTGAAATAGTCGATATCGTTTTCTTCTAATGCTTTATAGATAGTCATATCATAAAGTTCATAGAAAGCTGGGGAATCAACAAAGATATCCTGTACATAATAAGAACCTAAGAAAGTTCTTTGAGTGTTATCTAAGATTCCATTGTTAATTAAGAATCTGATTAGGAATTCATTATAGATGTTCTTATCATTATAACGATAAGTAAAGACATTGTACTTTCTATTTAAGAAAGAATTAATGAAGAATTTCTTAATCTTTACTAGGTAATCATTGATATTCTGAATTAGCTGATACTTTGACTCTTCTATAATAGGATTATTCTTAGTACCTATATTGTCATATTCGACTGAATATTCAGTATCTACTTTTTCTTCAGCATCATCTACTTCATGATGAGATAACTCATACTCAATCTTATAGAATTTCTGACCATTAACCTTATCTACCTCATATTTAGTAACTCTGAATAGATACTCTTCTTCCATATAGTCAATATGGAAAAGATCATCTACATATGGTTTTATCATATTTGGTAGAATTACTGCTTCACCATTACTCTCAGTATTTAGACCAAATGCTTCATCAATTTCGATATTTGGATTTACTTCACTAGCTAGATATAGAGGAAAATCATTAATTTTGTTGTAAGCAACAGGACTTTCATATCCTAATAAATCCTTAACAGTTTCTAAAGGTTGATCTTGTTCAGATGCAGCTAAATTTCTGTTATAGTAGGTTACAAAGATAGGAGTACCTTGTAAACGTTTAGACTGATAGGAATAAGAATTCTGTAAGTGTCTTAAAATATTTTCATGTATTATCTTTTGTTCTAATAACTTTGCCATATGATTACATTCACCACTTTTCTGTATTAGACTCTATATGAAAATGTTTAATTTATTGTTTGAATATATATTATAAAGTAAGAAAGGATAGGAGGATAAAACTATGTTAAATAATAAAAAGATTCAGGATACTCTTAGTAAAATCGTAGAATTACAAGGTGATAAAAGTTATAAAACAATTGATGAAATGTGTGATTGGTTTTCTAAGAAGGATAAAGATTGGTTGTGGAAAGATAAATTGGAAGAAGAAACATTCTATATTTCTGAAGATCCAGATGACTATATAATCGCTACTAGACAATTATCTAAAAAACATATTTTCGATTTTGAGATTAAGTATAGACCAATTTTAGTACAACACCCTGTATGTAAAGTAAATGATGATACTAAACTGACATTAAAACTATTAGACACTATAATCAGTGGAGGTTTATTACATACATTCTTCAATAAGGAAGGTAATGTTAGTGTATTTGATTTCCTAGACAGTTATAAAGACATTATAGCATGGTTTGATTTTCTATACAATAATGAGACACTTGCTAGAAAAGAAATCTATAAAATCACTGAAAAATACAGTGAATTTTTTAATAATGAATGTTGGCAGCGTCTTACTTACTACTGCTATGATTATAGAGATGGAAGAAAATATAGAAGCAACTATATTAGAAAGTATAGAGAAAAATTAGATTGGAAGTATCTAAGTGGAAGCGATATAGATCTAGATCCATACTTCATTTTAGAAATGAGAAACTATATAGATTTTAATATGTATTTTAGTAACCTTAATAAACATAGTCAGCTTAGAAATCAGATGAAACTTTATACTCTTAATAATCTAGGAGAGGTATTAACCTATAGAAAAGAGGAATAGATAGATGGATGATAGAGTCATTAACAAACAACATATCTTCAATTATGAGTTAAAACATAAGGCTTTTTTAAAGAAATACATTATTATCAACCCAAAACTTTTTGGATTTTATGATAATAATGATGAATTCGATCTAGATAAACTAACACTAAACCTCATAGACAATTTAGTAAGGGATAAATTCTTCGACACATATAGATTTGAGAAAAATGAAGTGTATGATTTCATATCTGATTATAAAGATCTTATTGATATATATTCATTTATGACAACTAATGTACTATTTACTAGACAAAATCTAGAGTTTATCGCAGATACTTTTAAGAAACAGTTTGATGAAGATCCTATATTGTGGAAATATGTAATGGATGTATTTATGACAGAATACCACGATAATAGAAATGTTTTAATGAAGTATAAAGATAAATTCGATTGGGATTTATTTAATAGATGTGTTTTTAATCATGATGCCCTAGACTATTTGAAAAATAAAACTATATGCAAATATTCATCCTATTTTAAAATTGTAGATAAAATAAAAGACTATGTAATAAAACATTTAGATGAAATTTTATTTGACAATTAAGAAAGTGTAGATTAAAGATGTGTAACAGATATGTAACAAAACAGGATGTTTTCAATTTTGAATTGAAACATAAACCTTGGTTAATTCAATATAACTCGTCTGGAATTGAAAGTGATATAGAATTTTCTATAGAAGTTCTGGATAGTATCTTTGAAAGAAATATCTTTGGTCTAAGTTGCTATGAAATTTCTAAAATCTTTGAATTTTTAGACGATTATAAGGATATCATGGATTGGAGTATATTCTTAAAACATGATACTCGAATTATATCATATTATGGTCTTGAAATTCTATCTAGATACGGTAAATATCTACCTGTTAGAAAGAGGTAATTATACATGAGAAGAAAACTAACTAAAAAACACTTATTTGATTATGAAATGAAGTACAAACATATATTAAGTAGACCATATAATTATGAAAAATTAACACTAAGAAACTTTGATCAGATTGTATATAATGTCTATTATAGTTTCAGTAGTAGTGATTACAAAACAATTTTCAAATTCATAGATGACTATATAGATCTTATAGACTTTGAAAAATTTGTTATCAATAACTATGTATTTATAAATGGACATTATAGACTGTTTATAAGTAAGTACAATAAGCAATTCAATCAAAAAGTATGGAGTAAACTTACACATAGATTGACTTATAAAGGTAATGAGGATCTTATTAGAAGATATAAGGAACATTTAGACTTTAGTATCTTACAAAACTATCATATATTCTCACCAGAACTTCTACTAGAACTTAAAGATAAAGTAGATGTTAAAAAGGTATTATCTAAAATGGGTGCTATAAACTATGAAACCTATAATCGTGAAGTGAACAAGAGAATCAATAACTACATAGTAGACCATTTAGAAGAAGTACTAACCTATAAAAAGGATGATAATAACAAATGAAAAGAAGATTAACAAAGAAGGAAAAATTCAATATAGACATATTCTATAGACCATTTCTTGTAAACAGACGTAACAAAAGAACTGGCTTCATCTTTCAGTATGAGAATAATTTTGAAAGTTTATCCCATTTAAAAATCCTAGAAATTTTTAGTAGAGACTATCTTGATGATTATTTCAAAAATAAAGACAAAGATGAATTCTACATGTTCTTAAATGATTATGAAGATCTACTAAATTGGAGGGCTATTATACCACGTGCATTGAATCTAGCAGTTAACTTCAAAGATGTTGTAAACTTTGTTGATTGTTTTAAGGAATACTTTGATGATGTTTCTTGGAAGAATACATCTAGAAAATACGAGTGTTTTCATAACAATGAATTTCTTAGAAAGTTTAAAGACAAATTAGATTGGGAGTTTATTACTAGAAATCGTTGGTTTGAACCAGAATATCTACTGGAGTTTAAGGACTATATAGATTTCAATCATATATTCGAACATTTACATGTTAGAGGAGACTTTAGATATCTCGTAAAAGACTATATGGTAGAGAACATTGAAGACATGGTGAGTTACATCATTCAGAAAAAGAAAGAGGAATCAGAGAATGGCGACAAATAATAAACCTCCATTGACTAAGGAGCAGATTTTCAATCTAGAAATGCTCTATAAACCAATGTTCTTCTCACACTATAAAAATGAAAAAGCTATTGATTACTATAGTTTAGAAGACTTAAAAACAGATAACAAAAAGTTTCTAAGATGTATATCAAAAAGGTTAAGCTCCGTATTCACAGGTATAGATAAGGATAGACTATACGTTTTCATAGAAGAGTATAAAGAATATTTAGATTGGAAAGGTATTTTAGAAAGTATACCACAGGAAATCATACTAACTGATGGTACAAACATTACAATTAACAATATAGTTCCTAAATACGAGACATATTTTAATGAACATACTTGGAATTACGTTACAAAAGTATTAAAGTATGGAAATGAGGATTTCATTAGAAAATACAAGTATAAGCTAAACTGGAATTATCTATCAAAGAAATATCGTTTTACGTATGATTTCATAAAGGAAATGATTGATTTTGTCATTCTACCACATTACTTTAGTTACAATACAAGTTCTGGTTCTAATAGAATAAAGAATGAACTATTAAAGCAATTGAAAGGAAGTATAAAAGGAGAGATAAATGAATCTAAATGAAAGAGAAATAAAACGAGTACAAAAGTATAATTATTCTAGTCCTTATCAAAATAAATATCCGACTTGGTGGAATCGTAAGGAATACTGGAAGGATATACAAATACATCAAAAACTAAGTAGTAAATTCATAGAAGAATTTGCTATCTATCTAGATTTTCAATTAATGTCATCCACTCAAGTACTAGATGAAGATATTATGACAAAATATAGTGACTATCTAGATTGGCACGACATTTCTATGGTACAAATCTTACAACAAGATTTCATCATCAAGAACAAAGACCTAGTAGATTGGGATATGATTTCCTACTATCAAAAACTATCAAGAAGCTTCATAGTAAAATATAAATGGAAACTGAACTGGTGTAACATTTTTAGAAATGAAAAAATTTCTGACAACATAAAATCATCACTAATAGAAAGTATCGAGTGAATGGGAGGTTTTTATGTTAAAAGAATTATTTACAGTAACCGTTTTAATCTTTTTCCTATCAAGTTTGATAAATGTAATCATATCCACTATGAAAACAGTATTAACTGTTAAAGCATCTAAGCAAGTAGCTACATTTATAAACTGTCTTAACTATACTATCAATACTGTTATAATCAAACAAATTACAGAATGTGAAACTTGGATAGCAGCTATAGTTACTTTCTTTACTAACCTAATAGGTGTATATTTTGCACTATGGTTGATTGATAGGTTCAGGAAAGACAAAGTATGGAAAATAACAGTAACTATAAAAGCTCTTGAAGTACTATATCAGGTAGTAGACACTTTAGAAGACATAGGTATAGAATACAGATACACTACTGTATACTATGGTAAGATGAAAAAAGGTGGAAGTCTTGAGATCTTTGTTAGAACTAAAGATGATAGTAGATTAGTAAAAGAAATCCTAGATTCTATTAATTGTAAGTACGATGTAGTAGAAGTGTTAAGGAACGAATTATAGGAAAGACTAAAGGGATTTTATTCCCTTTAGTCTATTTTTTTTTATTTAAATCTCTAGTTCATCAGCATGACTACTAATCCAACCACGATAGTTCTTAGTTAGAGTACATACTTGTGTTCTTGGATCATCTCTAAAATGTTCTATATATCTAACAAAACCACTATGTTCAGGATGTTCATATAGATCAATCTGACCACTATGACCTATAACGATTACCTTACAATTATCATGAATTCTTGTTAGTACTTTCTTTAATTCATCAGCATACATATTCTGTGTTTCATCAATAATGACAACTTTCTTTTCGAAATTACAGCCACGTAAGTATGTATGTGCCATCATATCAATGTAACCTTCAGCATTTTTCTCATCAGCAATGTCTATTAGTTGATTAACATATCTTTCTGGAATTACATCTATCTTTAAAAGAGCCTGAATAAAAGGTTCAAAATAAGGAAGAGATTTTGCATTTAGATCACCAGGTAAGAAACCCATTTTCTGTTCTTGAACGGGAGCTGCTATAAATACGATACCATCGTATAAACCATATTTAACTAAAAGATCTGCAGTTGCAGTAGCAATAGTTGTCTTACCAGTACCAGCTTTACAGTCAGCAAATATGATAAGTTTTTCAGGATTCCATATAGCATCTCGAAATTTTCTTTGATCCGCATCTAGAAATAGACCATAAAAAGGGTGATCATCTAGAGTTTGAGGAGGATTCTTTTTATACTCTTCGAATTCTTTATTCGCTGTATGTTTCTTAGCCATATTAAAATAGCTCCTTTCGAGATAGAAAGTATATTTCTACGATATTTTATAAGAAATTTCTATTAGGAAATTCCTTATAATAATAGATTGTTAAGTTACAAAAAAATAGCACTAAAAGAAATTATAAAAAAAAAAGAAGATCCAAATTAATGGATCTTCTTCTCTTTAACTTTTTTTGCTAATTTTTGAATTAATCCTTCTTTTGGGAGAAATTTTAAAAGATATTTAGAAAATGGAATAAATACAGAATTATTAGAACTTTTCATAGAATATAAACCTCCTTATTCTATCAAAATAAGAATATATATTTATAATTCTAAGAAATTCATTTTTTTTATTCACCCATCATCAATTTAGTAAACTTTGGACTAAATATAGCTAAAGTATTCCATAATGCATGTATAAATACAGAAATGCCAAAACCTAATGTTTTAGATTTTTCATCATCTAGTTTTAAGAATTTTTGTACCTTTTCATTCTTAGCTAACCAATGAACTATTGTAGTAGATAAATGCATTAAAACCGCAAAAGTTCTTACTCTTATTGCTTTTAATAAAGGCATTTTGTTTATTTTTGTTAACTGTAATACATATGATGTAAATTCATATCCATTAAAAATTACGAAAAATTCTTTCTCAAAATTACCTGATGCTGCAAATTTCTTAGCTAGTTCTTCAGTTAAAGGTGCAGCAATACATGCAGTAAGTATTGTACCAATTTGTTGACCAGTAATAGTTATAAAAACAATCATGAATACTATTTGTGCCAACATCATCCATAGAAAACATCTTAGACCGTTTTTTAGCTTAGTAACATCATACTTTCCATTTTCTAATTTTTCAGTATCCAAACTTTCAAATAAAAGAGCTTCTAGTTTTTTAAATAAAGCTTCTAGTTTATGTGAAATTGATTTTGATGTATCTTTTTTAACACCATTAGTTTTTATATCTGAAACTATTGATGATGCAGTGGATTTAACAGCAATTTTAGCTTTTTGATAATTTCTATCATTATTATTAAAAAGCTTCTTTAAATCTCTATCAATTACATCTTGAATCTTTTCCTTTACATTAAATGATTCCTGTAACATATAATCTAAATCCATTGATTCAGATAGTAAATTACAATGCTCAGATAATTGTTGAATTTGTTCAGGAGTTACTAAAACATCAGGAGTTATATAACCATTTTCATTTAAGTCTTTAAGGAATATACAATTTTCGTATAAAGAGACGTTATTCATTTTATAAGTTCACCTACTTTTTATAAAATTTTGTATCATTAATTTAATGTTTTTATGAAAATCTATATTTTTCTTTTATAAAACTCATAGACAACATTCAATTAATCAGTTTATTACTAAAGGAAAGGAGGAAATTTATAACTTATGCAAATGGATACTTCCTATATCATAGATACTCAAACTGATAATCTATCCTTTAAGAAGATGTATAAGGTTCTTAAAGCCAAAGGTATAAAAAACAATAAGTTCTTTCTAAAACTTTATGATAAAACATTACAAGGTGTGAATCCTAGAGATGAAGCTAATTTAACTAAAGAACAGAAAATTCGTATTTTAGCTGAGATTAAACGAAATCCTTGGTACTTCTTAAGAGAGGTTGTTATTCTTAATGTTGCAGGTGGTAAAAAAAGATACGAACTACATCGTGGTAATTTGGCACTTTCATGGTGTATGTTTAACAATCTTAATTCAATTATGTTACTACCTCGTCAGCATGGTAAAACAATGTCATCTATATGTAACTATGAATGGTTTTATAGATTCGGTACATTGAACTCAAACATGCTATTCATGCATAAAGACTTTGGTGGTAGTAAGAACAACCTTAAAATACTTAAAGAAATAGATGAAAATTTACCATCATATCTGAAAACTAAAGATAAAAAAGATATCGATAATCTAGAATACATTACAAATACTACTACTGGTAATACCATTAGAGCATTATCATCTGCTATGTCAGCTGCAGAATCAGATAAGAGAGGTAGAGGTCTTACTGCACCTTTGGTACTTTGGGACGAGTTCGCTTTCTTAAAATACAACAAAATTGTTTTCCAAGCAGCTGCACCTGCACAGTCTCAGGCTAGAGTTGAAGCTCGTAAACATAATTCTTTCTATGGTGCTACCATTATTACTACACCTAATAATATAGATAACAATCCTGAATCAGAGGGTACTTGGTGTAAGACAGAAATGGTAGAAAAAGCATGTAGATTTGATGAATCTATGTATGATTGGACTTTAGAAGAAGTTCAAGAATGTCTAGATAAGAAATCTGATAATGACTTCCTTTACATTGAATTCTCTTATAAACAACTAGGTCGTGATGAAGCATGGTACAGAGAAAACTGTCGTGCATTGAATAATGACTTACTAAAGATCAAACGTGAGATTCTACTAGAATGGACAAAGGCATCTGACGTCTCTGTCTTCTCAGAAGAACAATTAGTTGCAATTGAAAAACATCTTAAGGAACCAGTAGGTAAAATAGTTCTTAATAAATTCTGGACATTAGATCTTTATAGAACTGACATAGATTACAATATACCTTGGGTTGTATCATGTGACGTTGGTACAGGTCTATCACAAGACTCTTCAGCTATTACTATATTCAATCCATTAACATTTGAGATCATAGGTGAGTTTAGAGAGAATAAGATCAGCACAGACGACTTTAAAGACTTTATTTATCAACTTGTAGGATTATATTTCCGTAATTCTATGGTAGTTATAGAAAACAACTCTATTGGTATAGCTATACTTCAAGCTTTAATGAAAACTGCTATTTCTAGAAATTTGTATTATGAATATAAAGATAGAAAAGCACAAAAAATAGAAAAATCTAAAACTGAAATTGTCCATGTAAGTAAAAAAGAAAAATTACAGATCTATGGTGTTTCTACTACTAGTTCTTCTCGTGATTTAATGCTCGAAATTTTAAATGATACAGTTAATGATAGCCCTGAAAAACTTGCTACTCCTAACCTTTATTCAGACATTAAAGGATTGGAACGTGATAATAAGGGTAGAAAATTTTGCTCTTTTCTAAAAAATTTTCTTAATTGCTGGAAATTCTTATAACGATTATAAGAGAATCAGCAGCTATTAAAAACGTAAAAAAAAAAGAACTCATATTAGAATGAGTTCTTTTATGGGGTTATTATGCTTCTTCTTCAGAAGCGGTAGTTTCTTCTTCGGTAACGGTTTCTTCAACGGTTTCTTCTACAGGCGCTTCTTCTGCAGCAGGTTCCTCGGCAATAGGCTCTTCATAAGTAGTCTCAGTAGCTACCTTTTCAGCCTTCTTGGTCTGGATAATCTTGTCAACCTTCTTGGCACCCTTGACACCACCATAGAAGGATGCACCGCCAAGAACACCAATGCCGACAGTCTTCAAGATAGTACCGACGACGACCTTTGCTGCAATACCTGCTACAACACTAATACCGATCATAATAATTTACTCCTTTTATATTGTAAAAAATTTTAGAAGATATTAAACTTTTATCTTCTTTTCTACAATTATAATATATAAATATAAATACTGAAAATACGTTTTTAATAGTTCAACGACTAAATAGTACATTATGAGTATAATGGAAATAGAAAACTTTTACTATCTTTATAGTAATTGAAGATATAGTCTCGGTCACTATGGATACATAGTGTATGACATCTTACAAATGTCAAGATAAGGCTGCCAAAAATTGGTCATGGTGTAGGACTTCATGATGATAGTCTATTCTCTTACTTAGTTGGTAGGTATGCTTTAGCATATGGTACTAATCTATCTAGGTTCCAAATGCCTATTAATGGTAAAACTCCAAAAGATAGAAAATCTAGTATGTATAGAATGTCTCATAATCTGTCTGAGGTTAATAGAAATTCTGCTAGAGTTAGAGCTAGTAAAGCTAGTAGTTACAATGGATTAGCCAACGATATGATTGAAGAATCTGCTTATTTAGATTTAAGAAGGAAGATAGATAGTGGTGGACGTATAGGTGCTTATACTACACTAAGTCAAATTGAAGAATTAAATAGATTTGATAGAAATCAGTCTGCAGGACATGATTTATGGAAAAAATAAAAAAATAGAGGAATATCCAAATTAATGGATATTCCTCTATTTATTTCATTAATACGTATAATTTTTAGCTGAAAAATGACCAACAGATTGGTATCTGCTAAATTCACTCTTAAGTATCTTAGCAGCAGTTGACCAGTCAGTTAATTTCTTTTTATCTGGTGCGTTCTGACCCATAAATCCAAAATTAGTAGTAAATTCAAGTTCTCCACTATCAAATTTTTCATCTACTTTTTCATAATAGGTTGATATTTCACGAAATGCGTAACTTAAAGATTTATATTTAATTATTAAACTTTTAACCTCTTCACTATTACATCTTTTAATTCTTCTTTTTTCATCGTAATAATAATATTCTCTATTTTCTACTATATTTTCTTTAATTTCTTTAAATTTACTACTTATAACGTCTCTAATTTTATCTAAACTACGATTATCAATAGCCTTGTTTATATCATCTTTCATATTTTCTAATTCTTTTTCATATTTTCTAATTGGTTCCCAATATTTATCTGATTTTTCTCTCTTACTGTCATACCATGTACTAAAAGATTCAATGCCATAGCAAATTTTAAAACAGCCAGATATAATCTTTTGAATAGCAAGAATACAACCATTGATAATTCTTTGGAAGTAAGTAGCGTTAGCAGTGTATTTAGATTCTTTAAAAACTTGACTTAATTTAGTTTTAGCTTCAGCTTTAGCAGTTTCTAAAGATTTAATCCAATGTGGACCATAATCAGTAATAATAGTAAATGCATTAATAACATCAATTACTCTAAAATCATTACTGGTAAAATTTTTAGAAATATTTGATTCACCTTTTTCATCATTACCGTATTTTCTTATATCATCTAAAATACTTTTAGCTTTTTTGTTATCAAATTCATCATTTTTTAAAAGCTCTTTCAAATCACTAATAGTACTATTAATTTTCTTTGTAAAATTAGCTGGATCAGATAAAACTAACTTATTCATATAAATATTTTCAGTTATATAAATACTTTTTCTACGTTGTTCAGGAGTATTATACTTAGACTGTTTCATCTTTTCAATAACTTCTTTTACATTACTTTCAAGATTTTCATTTATTTTAAACCTCATTTTAAACTTGCTAATGGTTTTATTAATTGCAATAATGCAATTTTGAATCATAATAACAATTTTATTCCAAATAGCTTTTAAAGTAGAACCAACATTATTTTTATATTCTTCTTCAGCTAATATCATCATATTACTATCTTCATTTACAATACAATGATGTTCGCATTTAATCATCTTCATATCTAGTTCATGAATAGTAGATTGGTATTCTAATAGATACTCATATGATTCATTTACTAGACTATCAAGATTCATAGAATTATCTAAAGTTTTATCTAAAAACATTTTTATCACTCTCTTTCATCAAATTTGATTATCATCAATAATCATATACTTATGTAATTGTTTTCTTTGACTTTATAAAGAGGAATATCCAAATTAATGGATATTCCTCTACTATCAATTATTCTTCAAATCCTAGGTAAGATTCGTTAGTATAACCCATACGGATTACTTTCTTACGAAGAGTTTTCATTTCATCTCTATCAGTGTAATCACTCTTAATGACCATTCTAATATAATCTAACCATTCTTTTTCATCTTTAGCTAGATTTACATACTCACCATCTTTATAGATTCTTGTACCATTATCAGTCCACTTAGAACTATCAGATTTATCTACTTCAGGTTCAGATGGTTTCTTAGATTTAACTTGTTCATATGCTTTCTTCTTACTATCTTCATAATTACTGTCAGTATAATTACTACCATTATCATAACTAGCTTTTTCATGTTCTACTAGTTTATCAAATAGATTCATTACTTTAATAGCATCAATAGTCATATAATTAATAGAAAATACAATAGAGTTAGTTGCTCTTCTAATATTGGAAATATTTAAACGATCTTCAGACTTTAATTTACCATCTTGAATATTCTTTAGATCTTCTTTATATTGTTTTAAGCCATTAGTCTTTAGCTTCTTTAAAATATCAATCCAAGATTTACGTTTTTCAAAAACATTATAGCAACATTCAACTAGCTCATTAGCATTACTATAACCAAAATATTCTTTGTTTAGTAAAACACCATACTCAACTTTCATAGTTGCCCCTCTAAATTGCTTTAGACTATCAATGACCTTATTTAATTCATCAATATTTCCAACTAGACTTCTTTCAGTTAGTTTTTCAACACTACTAATACCCTTATCTAACTTATTCCAAGCTTTAATACGAGATAGCTGTCTACTCTCAATACTAGATTTTTTAAGCAAAGCATTAAATCGTACTTTAGTTTCTGGGTCGTTATTATTCTTTACAAATTTCTCAATTTCAGCTCTTTTATTCTGATTTAAGAACTTTGAATGAATCTTTACTTGTAAAGAAGAAATAGTTGCAATTGCCTTATTAATAAAGTTTACAAACTCATTCCAAGCTGTCTTTAAAGTATTAATTAGCTTAGTTTTAAAATCTTCTTCTGCTTCTTTTAAAAGAACAATATCTTCATTTACAATAGCGTTATGCTCTTTCTTAGCCAGATCCATAAATAGATTGTGAACATTATCTTCAAAGATAATAATCTGTTCATAAGATTCATTGACCAGTTCATGTAAATCAACAGATTCTTCAACTTTCTTAAAACCAGAATTAAGAATCGTATTGATTTTCTTGATCATTTTATCGATCTTCTCAATCTGTTCTTCGTCTTTAATTTTCTTTTTAGTATTCTGTAATTTGGACTTAATCTTTCTAAGCTCATTAAAATCACTGTCAAGCTTTCCTTGATTGTTAAAAAATAGGATACAATTAATAATAGTCAATACTGCAACTAAAATTTGTTCACCAATCTTAACAAATCCAGGAAATACCGTAGTTGCTAAATTAAGGAATATAAATCCTAGATTTGCATAATACATTAGCTTACCTTTAAACTTTAGCTTATTAGTAGATTGTCTATATTCATTTATAATCTGTTTAGTATCTTCTAAGTACTTACTAACATCTTCTTCTAATTTCTCTTTAGAAGCTTCATTTAATAAAAATTTTCCACTAATTTTTACATTATTATATGTTTCAGAAAGAAAAGTATATCTTTCTGATAGAACTTTAACTTCTTCATTTAAAGTCATTATTACTT